CCCCAATTGGGAATGATAAAGTTATTATTTCCCTACACTAGAAGTTGTGAACAGGAAGCCAGACACAATCGAGACAGTCCAGTTTGGATGACCACAACTTGTGGTGAATGTTGGTGGTGTCGTGAACGTGAATGGGCATTTGGTCGATGATTGAGATTAAAAAAGAACCTAGATTAGGTCAGTTCAACGACAGATGGGAAAAGTGTAATGAACTTTTTAATCAATTAGAAGGAAAGAAGGACCTTTTTGATTTAACTTTTGTTGCAGACGATAAAACACCTCGCAGGGTTTGGACATATAAGTATACTAACAAGTGTATAGCCTGGGATAAAGACTGTATGGCAGGATTACATGATTGGCACCAACCTGGAGCAAATTTACCACCAGAAAAACAACCAGACGATCGAGGTTCAACCATAAACGATATAGTTACTAGGGATAAATTATATATACCAGAGTGGGCTAATACAACCGAAATTCCAGCACTGGAATATTTTTATAATATAAGAGACACGTTTTTAGGCGATCTTAAACAAAAAGGAAAATTGTTTAACAATGCAACTCAAACAACATTAATGATTGTAAAATATGACATACCAAAAAATGTAGATTACCATAGCTATATGTTTTGGAATTTTGTACGTTTTGGCAACGACCACGAAGATGAAAATTATGGAAGTTTGCATTTGGGAGAAAGTAGTCGTGCATATTATTATATGAAAAATAACCACATGATTACAGGCAATGAACTCTCAAATAATTATACCCTGTGGGGATGGGGAGATTACGCAACTGAAAATGGTTATGAGCCAACTACTCATGGAGTAACATATCTAGGCGGTGATAAAACACCTAGATACAGTATTATTTTTAATCTGGAAAGAGCAAGATGAGTGTAGATACTAAATTAACTAAAACCCCTTATATAAAAGAAACATACACCCAAGAGCAGATATTAGAACTTGCTAAATGCATGGATGACCCTTTGTATTTTATTGAAGAATATTGCTGGATACAACATCCAACAAAGGGACGTATGAAATTTAAACTTTTTGGGTACCAAAAAGAGCTAATACGATCATATCATGATTATAGGTATAGTATTGCATTGATTAGTCGTCAAATGGGCAAGTCAACAGCAGCTGGTGCGTATTTACTGTGGTACAGTATGTTTATGCCTGACCAAACCATCCTTATTGCAGCTCACAAATATAGTGGTGCACAAGAGATTATGACACGTATTCGTTTCAGCTATGAATTATTGCCTAACTTTATCCGAGCTGGTGTTACTAGCTACAACAAAGGTAGTATAGAGTTTGACAATGGTAGCCGAATCATTGCACAGGCAACAACAGATAACACCGGACGTGGTTTGAGTATATCGTTAGCATACTTGGACGAATTTGCATTTGTGCGTCCCAGCATTGCCCGTGAATTCTGGACAGCACTATCTCCTACCCTAAGTACTGGCGGTAAATGTATTATTACCAGTACACCCAACCAGGACGATGATCAGTTTGCACAAATTTGGCGTGAAGCATGCAATACAATTGACGAGTATGGCAACAAAAAAGCAACAGGTAAGAATGGGTTCAAGAGCTATAACGCTGATTGGAAAGAACATCCAGATAGAGATCAAGAATGGGCAGATGAGGAAGAAGCTAAAATTGGTGAAGAACGTTTCCGCCGCGAACACCTAAATGAATTTATTGCCTTTGATGAAACTTTAATTAGTGGTTTAAAGTTAACCATGATGGAATCAAAAGATCCATGGGCTAAACAAGGACAGGTACGTTGGTACAAGCCAGTTAAACCTGGCGCACTGTATTTGCTGTCATTAGATCCTAGCTTAGGAACAGGAGGCGACAATGCAGCTATACAAGTATACGAACTTCCTGGCATGCTACAAGTGGCAGAGTGGATGCATAATAAAACCCCAATACAACAGCAGGTTAAAATATTGCAGACATTATGCAAATATATTGAAACAGAAAGTAAAGGAAAGAGTGAAATATACTATAGTATAGAAAACAACACCCTTGGCGAAGCGGCACTTGTCACGGTTGAAGGTATTGGCGAAGAAAATATACCAGGAACATTTTTAACTGAACCAAAAAAACGTGGCAACAGTACAAAGCTCAGACGTGGGTTCACTACAACACACAAAACAAAGCTATCAGCATGTGCTAAATTAAAGCATTGGGTTGAGACAGATAAAATTGAGATAGCCAGCGCACCTCTATTAAGAGAATTAAAAACATTTATTGCCCGTGGTAATAGTTTTAGTGCTAAAGAAGGTGAAACTGATGATCTAGTTATGTCATTAGTATTAATTGTACGCATGGCACAGGAAGTGACTAGGTATGAAGATGCAGCATTTGAATATCTAGGAACAGATGATGATGACGATTATGACGAGCCAATGCCAATGAGCTTTTTATAAGCCTATTTGCATAAATACATATAACAAGAGGGCATCAATGTGGAAAACGAAGATTTAAGTTCAGAAATATTCAATGTATTAAAAGGCGCAAATTACAGCCTATTGCTATATAAGAATGATGGAAGTAAAACAACTGATCCGGTAGAAGCTACACGCTTCTATTCGTCAGACGCTGACTTAATGGTAAGTATACGTTTCAATGATACAAAAGCAGAAGTTTTAGTTCAGGCGGGACATGATTTCGACGTCGTAGCAAATAAAAAATTAATATCTATTATTAAAAACATAGCCCACAAGAACCTAGGTGAATTTACAGTGAAAAAGTTTGATAAAACAATAACCCCAAAAGATTTTGCACATCAAAGTGTAACAGAATCAGCAGCATTTGGCAAAGCCTTTGGCGGCGTAAAAACGAGCTATATGCCAATGCAAAAAGCCAAACTAATCATTAAGCACACAAAAGGTGTTAACGAAGAAGTACGTGGATCACGTAGCCGTAACATACACAGCTTATTCATTGAAAACTCCCAAGGTGAAAGATTTAGCTTCCCATACAAATACATGGCAGGAGCAAAAGCGATGGCGATGCACGTCAACGAAGGCGGTACTCCTTATGATGATAAAGGTGTAAGTATTTTATCATTATGTGAAGAGATCGCAGATTTAAACAAGTTTGTAAGACATGTTAGATCAAACAAATTGGTAAATGAGAATAATACCGAGATTGTAGAAACAGTACGTGGCCACATGGCCCGACTAAAAGAAACAATCAATAGTCTCACAACACTTAAAGGTTATAACAACTTCCAAGCACAAGAAGTGACAGAAGAAGACAAAGGTGTTGACATTTCAGAAAAATTCCTATACAATACTATTACAACTGAAGATTTGGAAAAAGCAATGACTCGTGTCAATAAGATTGTAGGCGAAGCAGCATTTAAAGATAGCATGGAGAAAGAAACCATTTCTGCACTATACGATATGATTAAAGACAAGCAAGACTTTGGTATTTCGTTTGATGCAAATGATCCAGACCATCCTGATCATCAGGATCCAAATAAATTTGGTGGACAACATGGTTCGTCAGCAAAGCTGGCCTCCATGCTTACTTTCCTAGGAACAAATGCTAAAAATGACGCAGGTGCAAATCACTTGCTAAGACTAAGTGAATTGGTTACAGAGATGTCACCAAAAACATTAAACTTAGTTGCACAGATGGCTATGTATTTAAACAAAACAGCCAACCGTGTTTCAGAACCAGTTGAAAGCATTGCACTTGATGAAGGTGTTATGCTTACACTACGCAAAATGGTTGGATAATTATTTTGCAAAAAGTGCTTGACAGTAAGCACTCAAAGTACTATACTGTATAGGCAAACAAAGGCAAGTAGTCAATAGACTACAACACACAAAGTGAAGAATAGTTCTTCGCTACTAATATAGGCTAATAAAGGAAAAACATTATGTCACTAGCAGAAATCAGAGCAAAATTGCTCGCACAAGATAATTCACAAAATAACAAGCGAACAACAGGCGGCGGAGACAACGCTATTTTCGCACACTGGAACATTCCAGAAAACACTAGCGCAACATTGCGTTTCCTCCCAGATGCAGATGAAATGAATACGTTCTTTTGGAAAGAGCGTCAAATGATTCGCATGGAGTTTTCCGGCGTCAAAGGCGGCGACGAGAATAAACCAGTAACTGTACAGGTACCCTGTGTAGAAATGTGGGAAGGACAGAGCTGTCCGGTACACGCAGAAATTCGTCCATGGTTTAAAGATCCTTCAATGGAAGACATGGCTCGAAAGTATTGGAAAAAACGTTCATATATCTTCCAAGGCTTTGTAACACAAAGTGATATGGCAGAAGACAATGTTCCTGAGAATTCAATTCGACGTTTTGTAATCTCTCCTCAAATTTATAAAATTATCAGTTCGGCTCTTATGGATCCAGAGTTCCAAGAACTTCCAACTGACTATGAGTTGGGCACAGACTTTAAAGTTACCAAAGGTAAAAAAGGTCAGTATGCAGATTACGGAACATCTAACTGGGCTCGCCGCGAACGTGGTCTAGATCAAGCAGAACGTGATGCAATTGCAACACATGGCTTGTTTAATCTCAATGACTTCCTTCCAAAGAAGCCAGACCAAAACGCACTTAATGCAATCATGGAAATGTTTGAAGCAAGTGTAGATGGTCAACTATATGATCCTGAGCGTTTTGCAGAGTTCTATCGTCCATACGGCGTAGATGCTCCAGCATCAGGCTCACGCTCATATGCACCCGCTCCAGCGGCACCTGCTCCAGTAGCAGAAGCAGCACCTGCACCCGCTCCAGCGGCACCTGCTCCAGTAGCAGAAGCAGCACCTGCACCCGCTCCAGCAGCACCTGCACCAGCAGCAGAGGCACCACAAGCAAGTGCGCAAGACATTCTTGCAATGATCCGGTCACGCAAAGAAGACTAAATCCAACACATTATGGAGGCGACAATGAGTCGCCTCCGATATTAATTTAGGAGATACATATGGCACGACCATTTGATGTAAGTAAATTCCGCAAGAGTATTACTAAGGCGGTACCTGGACTTAGTGTCGGGTTTAATGATCCAGATACATGGATCAGCACGGGTAATTATACCCTAAACAAACTAATCAGTGGAGACTTCAACAAAGGTATTCCACTTGGTAAAGTATCAGTACTAGCTGGAGAATCCGGCGCAGGTAAATCATATATTGCTTCAGGTAATATTGTTAAACAAGCACAGGATCAAGGAATTTTTGTTGTACTAATTGATACAGAAAATGCACTTGATGAAAGCTGGCTACATGCTCTAGACGTAGACACGTCTCCAGAAAAACTACTAAAACTCAACTTGGCTATGATCGATGATGTTGCTAAAGTTATTAGTGATTTTATGACAGACTATAAGAAAGAGTTTGCAGATAAGGAAAAGGACGAGCGCCCTAAAGTATTGTTTGTAGTTGACTCATTGGGCATGATGCTCACGCCGACAGATGTTAAACAGTTTGAAGCTGGTGATATGAAAGGTGATCTGGGTCGTAAGCCCAAGGCACTAACATCACTTGTTCGCAACACAGTTAATATGTTTGGCGAATACAACGTAGGCTTAATGGCAACTAACCACACATACGCATCACAAGATATGTTTGACCCAGATGATAAGATTTCAGGTGGTCAAGGTTTCATCTATGCATCAAGCATTGTTGTTGCGATGCGTAAATTGAAATTGAAAACAGATGCAGACGGCAATAAAACTTCGCAAGTGCATGGTATTCGTGCAGCATGTAAGGTTATGAAAACACGTTATGCAAAACCTTTTGAAAGCGTCCAAGTTGAAATTCCTTATGAAACAGGTATGAGCCCATATAGTGGTCTTGTAGAGTTTTTGGAAGCAAAAGATATTCTCAAGAAAAGCGGCAATAGTTTGGAATATACTAGCCATGTAACTGGTGAAGTAATCAAGATGTTCCGTAAGCCTTGGAATGCTAACAAGGATGGTGCATTAGATCTCATTATGACCGAATATGACGATGAGGTTGTTGATGCTATTGAAGTAATTGCAGAAGAAGATACATTGGATATCACAACGGAGGAAACTCCTTATATCGAGGAGACAGCCGATGGTATTGAGTGATTCAGATCTGGAATTTGTATTCCAAATGTATGATAGTGCGACTTCGTTAATCATATCAAACAAAGATAAAGATTCTTTCGCAGAAGAAGTGGTCGGCCATTTGGTTGACCACGGATTTGAAATTAAAGACAATGTTGCAGAATTAGCAGAGCATTGCCAGTTTTTAAGTGACGCAGTTGATGCATATCTCGAAATGGAAGAAGAAGATGTTGATGTTTTTGAAGACGCCAATGAAGATGACGAAGAGTTAGATTGGTAAAAAATGAGCATTTGGTATCGTAAAGTTACTGCAAATATGGCTGAGATTGTTAGTGCAATTTCTCACTTTGAGCGTGAAATTGACTCAGCTAGATATGAATGTGGAATGAAAGGTAATCTCGAAAAACAGAGCCGTGACATGCCGGGTATTGTCGAGCACCGTTTCAATCAGCTTCAGGAAGTCGAAGCGATACTGGAATTTCTAAATACAGAAATGCGTAGGACTCGCAGTAAGATCTTTCGCAAGTTTTTAGAATCCTACAATAGGGCTCTGTCTAGTCGAGATGCTGAAAAATTCGTTGATGGGGAAGAGGAAGTAGTTAACTTACAATACCTCATCAACGATTTCAGCTTAGTGCGAAATAGATTTATCGGTGTGATTAAAGCACTTGAGGCAAAACAGTTTCAAATTAATAACATTGTTAAACTACGTGCGGCTGGACTTGAAGATATTTCTTTGTAATTATTTTTAATAAAAATTATAACCTATTGAAAGCGAACGATTTTATTGTTCGCTTTCTTCTTGACATCAAGATGTCTTACTGCTATATTATATGAGTAAGTTAAACAAAGCTGGAGTACACGATATGCAAAATGAAATCAATATGTTGATTGAAACAATTAAAGCAGACTATGCTAAGTTTATGACACGAAATGGTACTCGCAAAGTTGAAGCGCATACCCAAAAAATGATTGATGAATTTAATGATCGTATCGAAGTTAAAGAAGGCATTAAATATATTAAAATTATCACTAAGAGTTCAGTTTGGGGTTTTATTGTTAAATCTGAAAATGATAAAAAGTTCTATAAGGGTGATATATTGAAAGCAGCCGGCTTTAACACTCCAACACGCAACGCAGCACGTGGAAACATACTCGCTGATCATTATACCGTAGGATGGACTGGTCCACAGTACCTCAAATAAGGAAGTAGTAACATGAAACGTATTCAACGTCCAGTACTTGATGTAATGGCAGCTTCTGTTGAAGTTCATAATCGACAAGGATTTATCCGTAGCGGCATGGGATATATCCAACCAGCAACAGATGAAAATGAGAACGGGGTAGTTATCAATGATAATAAAACTTCTATTATTAACCTATTAGAAGACAATCATTCGTTTACTTTGGAAAATTATGCCGCCGCTCAAAAGATAATTGATGATTTGAACGGCAAGCTAATGCTTAAAAAAATGACAGGGAATCTATCTAGTTTTGATAATAACATCATAAAGATATTTTCTGATATGGAAGACGCCAATAATTTTGGTGTTAGCATTATTGCTAGTCTCCCACACAGTATTGAAATTGATCGCAAGCGTGAGTCTGTCAATGATCGTATGTCACAGCTAAAGCATAGTAGTCAGTATATGGGTGAAATTAAAAAAAGGTATGACATTAACGTTGAAATCCTTGATTGTAAATTCATTCAAACCAGTGCAGTTTATATGATTACTGGTGTATATGCAGGTAAAGATATTATTAAGTTTTGGTGGCGAGATCAGCCTGATTTGAGCGATATGATCGAAGGTAAAAAAATTAAAATCCGCGGCACGGTTAATAAGCACGAGAATAGCAAATATTCCAATGCAAAGGAAACTATGATGAACCGTGTTAAAATTATGGGAGTTGTTGAGTGATTAATAATATCAAGACGTTTTTTAAAAGTAGTTATACTTCAGACCCAAGGGCATTTTATGCAGAGCTGATGGGCACTCTAACAGCGATTGTTGCAAGTGGGTGGCTGAGTTTTACTGCTGACAATCCCCCACTAATTTGGATCTATCCCTTTTATCTTGCCAGTAGCTTGTTTACTGCATACGCAGGTATTAGACGAAATGCTGCCTGGATTGCATTGCTGAGTGTATACTTTACATTTATCAATATCTATGGAATTCTTAACCTAACGGTGTTTTAATGTTCACTAATGAATTTTTTCCGGAAGCAAGTGTTACTACCGTTTTAGATGATAGTGGCAGTTTAGATGATGTGCATTTGGTTATTAGTGACAATAATGTTGTTCTGCGCCAGTGGAATGAAAACATGGATGACTATGACTATGTAGCAATGACGCATGAAATGTGGAAGAAGTTACTTTTGGCTCTTGATAAATCTGAAGGTGTCTTCAAATAAAATACTAACCTATTGAAAGCGAACGATTTTATTGTTCGCTTTTCGCTTGACTAGTATTGTGTCTTACTGTAGAGTGTATAGGTAAGTTAAAGAAATGTCTAGGAGGACAACATGGCTACTGCAATGCAACTTAAAAAAACTCGTGTTAAAAAAGCTACTAAAATTGTAGAAGTAGTAAATGACGCAGTTGACAACCCAAACGAAACAGATGAGCAAATTGTTGAGCGTATGCGTGAACGTTTTAGTATCTTAGATGATATGACACAGGCATCAATTGACGGCGTTGTGCGTGGCATGGTTGTAACAGGACCTCCAGGCGTAGGCAAGAGCTTTGGCGTTGAGGCTGTACTAGAAAAAAACAGCTTGTTTGATAAACTAGCAGGCAACAAACTTCGCTTTGATGTAATCAAAGGCGCCAGCTCTGCTATTGGTTTGTATAAGGTACTATTCCAAAACGCAGATCGTAATAACGTACTGGTGTTAGATGACTGTGATACTGTATTGTATGACGAAACAAGCCTTAACCTGCTCAAAGCGGCACTGGACAGCAGCAAGAAGCGTAACATTAGCTGGAACACTGACAGTGCATTGCTGCGCCGTGAAGGTATACCTGACACATTTGAGTTCAAAGGCAGTGTTATTTTTATTACTAACCTCAAGTTTGACAAGGTACGTGGTAAGATTAAAGATCACTTGGACGCTATCATGTCACGCTGTCACTATTTGGATCTTACAATGGATACCACTCGTGAAAAAGTTTTGCGTTGTAAACAAATTGTAAATGACGGCATGCTTAATGAGTATGATTTTACCAAGGAGGAGGAAGCCTCTCTTATGGACTTTATGATCGAGAACAAAGAAAAGATGCGTGAGATCAGCTTGCGTATGGTCACTAAACTTGCGGACTTAAAAAAGAGCATGGGCAGTAAGTGGATGCGAACTGCTGAAGTAACATGCATGCGAAGGTCATAATTTGGAATTTTTAATAAAAGCAATCATTGGCGGCATTATTGTCGCCAGTGTCGTCTCGGCGGCACAAAAAGGTAATCCCACAATTGGCGCTCTTATTTTGGGAATACCATTGGGTACTATTATTAGTCTAGTTTTTATGCAGTTTGGTGGTGGAATTGAATCCAATACATTTGCCCAATTGGCAAAAGAAACTGTCTATTTTGTTCTAGTTAGCCTGGTATTCTTTCCTATATTTTCTTATATGATTGTCAATTATACATTTTGGCCATCACTTGCAACATCAATAGCAGTAACAATGATATGTCTGTATTGTCTGTTACTCTATATAAAGAAGTAAATCTTGACACCTGTCCTTATATGTAGTATATTATTATTATGAAATGCAAAATTATCCTAAAAGACGAAGTTAACTGTAAGATTGAAGGACTTGATCTTGACACACGAAAGAAGTGTGAAAAAGAACTCAAGTTTTTCCTTCCGCATGCCTACCATCTCCCAGCATATAAGTTGGGCAGATGGGATGGCTGTGTTAATTATTTTACTGTTGGTGGGGTAACGTATGTTAACCTCCTAGAAAGAGTGTTACCGATTATCATGGCAGCTGGTTATCAGCCAGATATAGAAGACATGCGTGAACACCATAGCTTGCCATTAGCAGCTGTTGATGAGACTACATTCCAACACAAAGTATGGCCTGAAAAACATCCAGTAGCAGGACAACCAGTTACACTTCGTGATTATCAGATTGAGATTGTAAACAAGTTCTTGGAAACTCCGCATTGCTTGCAAGAGATTGCAACAGGTGCAGGTAAGACACTTATTACAGCCGCACTGAGTAATTGTGTAGAACAATATGGACGCAGTATTGTAATTGTTCCCAACAAGGATCTTGTTAAGCAGACAGAAGCTGATTATATCAACTTGGGTTTGGATGTGGGCGTATATTATGGTGATAAAAAAGACATTGGAAAAACTCACACAATTTGTACATGGCAAAGTTTAAATAGCATCAAGAAGCAATTCCGTGATGGCAAGACTGATTTTAGTCTACAGGACTTTATCGAAGATGTGGTTTGTGTTATTGTAGACGAAGTCCACCAAGCCAAGGCAGATGTTCTCAAGGAAATGCTTACTAAAGATATGGCACGGGTTCCGTTACGATGGGGATTAACAGGCACAATTCCAAAAGCAGATCATGAAAAGATCAGTCTACAGGCATGTTTGGGCGAAGTCGTTAATAAACTAGCTGCAAGTGAGTTACAGGATATGGGTGTGTTGAGTAATTGCCATGTCAATATTGTACAACTAAAGGAAATATCAGAGTATACGAATTATCAGGCAGAGCTGAGTTATTTGACTACTGATAAAACTCGTATGGAATATATTGCAGAGTTAATCAAACGTATCAGCGAAACAGGAAATACTCTGGTATTAGTAGATAGAATTAAAGCAGGTGAGCTATTAGTTGAAAATATAGAAGGCTCGTCATTTGTTAATGGAGCAATGAAAACCAATGACAGAAAAGACCAATATGATGACATTAATGAAGGAACTAATCACATTCTTGTGGCAACCTATGGTGTGGCTTCCGTGGGTATTAACATTCCTCGTATTTTTAATATGGTTCTATTGGAGCCTGGAAAATCCTTTGTAAGGGTTATCCAAAGTATTGGGCGTGGTGTTCGGAAAGCAAGTGACAAGGACCATGTGGAGATATGGGATATGGCTAGTACAGCAAAGTACAGCAAAAAACATTTAGCTGAAAGAAAGAAGTTTTATAAGGAAGCTAATTATCCTTTCAGCATAGAAAAGGTAGATTACAGATGAAAATTTTAACAGTTGAAAATAAGCCATATGAGTTAGACGAAATCCCTGACACAGTGGAAGATATACGATATAGTGTATTAGATTATAGTAACCCAAAGAATGTAGATTATTATTTTTACCCTTTGGTGTTTATGGAGAGCTTTTATTCACCAGCGGCAGTGCTCAGGATAGGAAAACACACAGTTAATATTCCATTAGACTGGAGTGTTGTTGTATGTGATCCAATGGTTGGCGAACCAGAAGTAATGAGCTTGATGAGTTTAAATGATCGCGGATTTCATGCGTTTGCATTTAACCCTCTTACTGGATTTATGCCATCATATCTTGACTTGAGTATATCTAACATATATACTGATGTTAAATGGTATGCACCCAAGCTCAAGTTTGGTCATATTTTGGTAGTACCACTAGAAGATAAAGAAAACCCAGTATGTGCATTGTTTATTAAAGAAGCAAACAAGATTCCAGAAGTATTAGATATCAGTGAATTATTTTAATGTCAAACATTAGTATTAAAAATGAAATGTTAGCAATTGACACCAAAGATCGAGGATGGTGGAACCGATTGACTGATGAAGAACGCAAAAAGGTAGGACCGTGGATCCTTATGCGATATACTAGTGCCTGCAAAAATAACAACAAGCAATTTGAAGAACACTATCTTGAGTGGACTAATGAGCTAGTAAACACTCACTTTAATTCACTGAGCCATCATCCTCAATTACAAATACAGCTCATGCAGGCAATCGGCTTGGGTATAAGTATGTACCATCCTTGGATTGCACCGGGAAAAAAAGGCACAAGTAATAAGTTACATCAAACATTCCAAAAGATTTATCGTCATCTGAATGATGATGAATTAGACATCATGATTAATATGCATGACAAGGATGAACTAACTGAACTCTTAGAACAACACGGCATTGATAAAAAAGAAATTAAGAAGCTACTTAAATGACCTTTAAATGTGGATTTTGTAAAAAAAGTTTTAAAAAGGAAAGCACGTTAGCAGTGCATGTCTGTGAAAAGAAACGCAGACATATGGTTCGCGATAACAAAGATGCTCAGCTTGGATTTAGAACATATCAATTATTTTACAAAGTTGGAACAAACAGTAAAAAAGAAAAAACATATGAAGATTTTGCTGACAGTCATTACTACACTGCATTTATTAAATTTGCAACATACTGTATAGATTTAAAAATTGATAATGTAGAAAACTATACTACATGGTTGATTAGAAATCAGACACGTTTGGATAAGTGGGCAAGTGACACGGTATTTAATAATTATATTAAAGATAGACTAAAGAATGAGAGTGTAAGTCGTGCAGTGGAAAGAACTGTACTATTTTTAAATGAGTGGGCGAGCGAAAACAATACAAATTATGATAATTATTTTACTATGATAAACACAAATATTGCAGTGGTTCATATATGTAGTGGAAAAATCAGTCCTTGGGTGTTGTATGCAAGCAAGGGTGCGCAAGAGTTGCTTAATAGAATGAATGATGAACAGATTAGAATTATAAGCGAATATGTTGATCCACATTTTTGGAGCATAAGGATCAAACGCAAAGTAGAAGATTTTGTTTGGGTAGAAAGTGTAATGAAAGAGGCACAGCTATGATCGTTAATACTGATATTGATATTGACATTGCTAATCGTGATAAGTTATTGCGTTTAATTAAAAATACACCTGCCAGTATTAAAAACGATGACAAATTTAAAAAACACAATACTGGCGTCTATTTCCATGAAGTCCCAAGTAATCCAATAACAGGACTATGCACACTAGACTATAAGCAAGCAGAAGAGATTGGTTACTTTAAAATTGATATCCTAAATGTAAATATTTACGATAAAATTGATAATCAAGAACATATGGATAGGGTATTGTCAAAGGATCCAGTGTGGGAATTATTAGAACATCAAGACATTGTTTCACAATTGTTTCACATACACAATCACTTTGAAATTGTCAAGAAGATGCAACCAAAGTCGTTACCGCAATTGGCAATGGTTTTGGCTATTATTCGTCCAGCAAAAAGACATCTAATTGGAAAAGATTGGAATACGATTGAAACTTCTGTTTGGCAACGTCCAACAGACAATCAATATTTCTTCAAAAAGGCACACGCATATGCATATGCACAAGCAATTATCTTACAAATGAACCTGTTAGCATACCCAGATTAACTTTTTTTAACTAGATTAATACTTCTGCGTTTGATACGTTTAGTGATACTGTCACTTAACTTTACTCCAGGGCCGGATACTATTTCCATTTGCTTAACATTAAAACTCTGTACGCAGTATTGAAAATACCATCTATTAAGTAATGCAATATTGATAGGTAATTTTCTATTTGTTTCCCACCACCATTCTTCTCCGAGTTCAAGAAACTTTTGCTTTTGATCTATCTCTATAATTTTGTCATAAACATACATACTGGCAATTTGGGTATCAATATTTTGAATTATACCCAAATATTCTTTGCCAGAATAGTTTATCACCGTTAAAAACGGATATTCATTTAATAATTCTTGGTACTTCGCTATCATTATACTTTTATTTATACAATCACGATTTCAACTGATTTGCATAAATACATGCAGAGGTATCACATATGAGTAATTATTCAACAAGCTACAGCATTAATCAATCAGGCGATTTGTACGCACTGGGAGACAGCGGTATTGCTACTGGGCAGTCACAGTATGGTGGCAGTAGAGGTACAACTATTAATGCGCCGGTAAATTATAGAAAAGCTAAGATTTTTCGTGGACTTGATTCTGAATTATTATTCTATGTAAAAAACCAAGACAGAAAGCCTATTATGTTATCTGGAATGGAACTAAATGCCACATTAGTTAATAGAGAAACTGGCGGTGCAATTATTAGGCGTAGACTTGATATTTTGGATCCAGTCGCTGGTTTTTGTCGTTTAGTATTACGAGCTAGCGACATTAATGGATTAGACAAACAAGTTTGTGACCTTGTGCTAACATATACAAATGACAGAGGATTAGTTCTTCCACTATATACTGATTTAAATATGCGTCCTAACTTGGCAGTTGAAATTAGTCATGATGCACAACAGATACCATTAAAAACACAAATAAACGAAACTTGGTTACCAGATCAAGATTATACATATGGTAGTGTTATGTATGGTCCCACCTATTACGGCAAATCAAATGGACTTGTCACACTGGCAGTTTATGTTTCTGGATATAGCGGTAAATTTTTCTTACAGGGTACAACTGCTATAGAACCACAAGATGGTGACTGGTTTGACATTGAACTAGGTATCCAAAACTTCTATCACATGTTTAATGATGAAACAGGAATAGAAGCATTCAACTTCCAATCCAACATTATGTTCTTCAGAGGAAAATGGGAACTGACCGGCAACGGAACAGTTGACAAATTGCAAATTAGACTGTAATATAAGTGTATGGCTTTAATTACAGACTACATTAGAACTCTGATTCCTGGCAACTGGCGACCTAATCCAAGCGGTTGGACATCAGGCAACTGCCCTGTATGTATTATTAATGGTGAAAGCCGCCCTGATACCAAAGGCAGGGGTGGATTTAGATTTGAAGATGAAAAATTCCAATACAATTGCTTTAACTGTGGATATGCCACAGGTTGGAGCCCTGGCAAGCGACTAAGCCATCGTCTTAAAAAACTCATGATGCAACTTGGCGCAGACGAAAGCGATGTGCAACGTTTACAGCTTGAGCTAATGCAAGAAGATGAAATGGCAGCAGTTCTGATGAAACAGCGGCGCCGAGACGAACCAGTTGTTATTGATTGGCCAGACATGGAACTTCCTCCTGAAACACAGACATTTAGTGAACAGACTCACCCTGATGCCAACTTTATAGAGGCGGCTCAGTATTTGCACAGTCGGGGATATGATGCTTCTGACAGTAGGTTTATGTATAGTACTAGCAAACAACCTGCCAGAATGAATAAACGTATTATAATCCCATTTTATTATCAAAATAGGATAGTGGGATATACTGGCCGTTGGATCGGTAATCCACCAGAAGGGATGCCCAAGTATTATAATAAACAGCCTCCCAAAAACTTCGTTTATGGATTAGACCGGCAGACATCAGACAAACAAATTGTTATTGTTACTGAAGGAATATTAGATGCCATTGTAACAGACGGCATTGCCATCGGCTCAAATAATATTAATGATGATCAGGCAAACGTTATTGACAAATTGAATAAGAATGTTATACTGATACCGGATGCAGATAAGCCTGGCCTAAAAGCTATTACTACAGCTTTAGAACGTGGTTGGAGTGTAAGTTTTCCCGAATGGGATGGATGCAAAGACGCAGGTGATGCGCAGATAAAATATGGTAGATTGTTTACAGTGCGCAGTATAATTGATAGTGCTATCAGCAATCCAACTAAAATACAAGTAATGGCAAAAAGGTACTGCAAATGAGCGAACAAAAAGAATATACACTAGAGCTACAGAAATTATTTGTTGAATTTTTAGCACAGGATCAAGAATTGTTTGTTCGTGTTAATAATATTCTCAGTAGTGACTTCTTTGATCGTAGTTTGCGCAAGGGTGTTGAGTTTATTCGCATGCATGCAAATGACTATGGTGCATTACCAACAATTCAACAAATTACAGCATCTAGCGGATTGGAGTTAGCAGGGCTTGGTGACAAAATTGATAGCCGGCATAAGGATTGGTTTATTGATGAGTTTGAACAGTTTTGTAAACACAAGGCATTGGAAGGTGCAATCCTAAAGTCAACAGACTTGCTGGAAAAGGGCGAGTTTGGCGCAGTTGAAAAGATGATTAAAGAAGCAGTTCAAATTGGACTTGCAAAACACTTAGGTACAAACTACTGGGAAAGCCCAGCAGAACGGATCGAGCGAGTGAGAAATGCACGTGGCGGCACAAGTACTGGTTGGAAAGATATTGATCACAAATTGTATGGTGGATTTAACCGCGGAGAGTTGAATATCTTTGCAGCGGCGTCTGGCGGCGGCAAAAGTTTGTTCTTGCAGAACTTGGCACTTAACTGGGCGATTGCAGGACATAATGTTGTCTACATCTCATTGGAACTTAGCGAAGAACTATGCAGTATGCGACTAGACAGTATGCTAACTGGCATGAATACAAAGGATGTATTCAAGAACGTTGATGATGTGAGTCTTAAAGTTGGTATGCAAGGCAAGAAGTCTGGTGCATTGCAGATTGTACAACTTAAAAACGGCATTACATGTAACGACTTGACTAGCTTTATGAAAGAATATGAGATTAAAACTGGTACTAAAGTAGATGCGATTTGTGTAGACTATTTGGACTTGATGATGCCAGCAGGTGTTAAAGTTAATGTAAGCGACATGTTTGTTAAAGACAAATATGTAAGTGAAGAACTACGTAACTTTGCAGTAGAAAATGACTTGTTGTTTGCAACTGCATCACAGTTGAATCGTAGCGCAGTTGAAGAGGTAGAGTTTGATCACAGTCATATTAGCGGAGGTTTGAGTAAGATCCAGACAGCAGATAATGTTATTGGTATCTTTACATCAAACGCAATGCGTGAACGTGGTCGTTATCAGATCCAGTTCATGAAAACACGTAGCAGTAGTGGCGTTGGCCAGAAAGTTGACTTGTCGTTTGATATTGCAGGTTTGCGTATTACTGATTTAGATGAAGATGATGATCATACTCCAGTGCATCAACCAAGTACAATCTATGATAAAATTAAAAACAAAACTAACATGACATCACACACCAACAATTCAAATCAAAGTGAAGCAACAGAAGCGGCAGTGGTTAACAGTGACAGGCTACGCAGTATTCTAAAAAAACAAGACTAAACCTATTTTTTGCTAAATACACATAGCGGAAGGATAATACTGTGGAAAAAAGAACAAAAAGCCTATTACAAGAAATTAACAGCATTTCTCCAAAGCGTGACAAAACGCAACTGATAGAAAGCCGTGGCACCAATGCACTTGGTGCCATTATTAATCTATTGGAAATGATTGATTCTAATTATGATGCTGAAACAGCAGCAGATTTTCAGAAAAGAGTTCTACTCAGTATTAAAAGTCGTGACAATACACGATTCCTTCGTGGTATTAAAAAACTAAGAGGCGACTCATGAAAATAAGCGATATCTTAGGTGGATCAAAGAAGCGTAAGCATCGCAGCTCTAGAAAACACCGTATTACACAAAATAGTTTGTATACTGTAGATGCCTCCAAGCTACGTGAAAGTGTAGGCAGAGAGTATCAACACCTAGAAGATCTTGTATTCGTCAAAGGTAGTCGCGGCGCAATGGAAGCTGCAGACATACTTGACAATATGGGAAAAGATAGTAGTGACGTGGCTATTAAATGGGATGGCAACCCAACAGTTTATTATGGGCGTGAGCCAGACGGTACGTTTGTACTTGTGGGCAAAAATGGTTGGGGAAGAAATAAATCTACATCTAGCGAAGACTTGAAAAACTTTATCATGAGTACTGGCAAAGGTGAAGACTGGAGAGCTGAGTTTGCTGATGGTATGGCAAACATGTTTGAAATTATTAAAAAAGATTTTCCAGAAAACTTCCGTGGCTATGTATATGGAGACCTGCTATATCATCCAGGAAAACCTTTCCAAACTGGAAATGCAATAACATTTACTCCCAATAAAGTAACATACACTGTTGATCCAAATAGTGAGATTGGCAAGCGTATCGGCCAAAGTAAAGTTGGCGTTACCCTGCATACAGTATACCCAGAGTTTGGAAGTAAAACCAGCGAACCAATTAAAGATGTTTCCGCTTTTGACAGCAGTGATGTGTTTACTATTGGACAGACTTATGTAACACATCAGCCCACAGTTGATGTGTCTGGAACAGATAATATTCGATCAATAGCCAAAAAATACGGTAATGATATTGACGCATTCCTTGCACCAGTTAAAGGACTTAGTGATTTGCGAAATATCATATACACGTTTGTCAACCAATTAGTAAAAACAAAAAATCTTGATGCTATCAGCACCAAGGGATTTTTTAATTGGCTACAAAACTCAAAAGTAAGTACAAATAAACAAGCTAAAATTACTGCAATGAATAACGAAAATCCAAATGCACTGGCATCTATATTCCAGTTAGTAAATGCTGTCATGTCAGCGAAAAATAATGTTATTGATCAATTAGATTCAGCGCCAGCAGATATCACAGCATCCACAGGCGAAGAGCGTGGTGGGGAAGGATATGTAGCACAGAATAGTAAAACGAAACTTGTACCTCGACATAGATGGACACCAAACTGATGTTTAGTAAAGAATGTAAATTACACATGAAAGAAGCTGGTATGACCAGATGGCAACACTTTAAATTTGCGTTTGGCATCATGATGGAATTAAAGAAAGCTGAACTTGCTATCCTAGTACATATGTTTGTTCCGAGATGTTGCCAGACATATGCAAGTGATAAAATTAAAGAATTAGCAGCGAGGTTAGACAAGCAATGAGTGATAAAAAATATACAGCAAAGCAATGGGCTGCAATTGAAGGCGGCCATACAATGGATGAAACCTCAAAAGAACTATCATTTATGCAAACGTTGGGAGAAGCAAAAATGTTTCGAAGCCGTGAACAGATTGGTCGTGAAGGTGCCCGTGGACTATCTGATCATTTGTTTGTCAGTTTACTAAGTCTATATGCAATGAGTAATGATTATAATTATGCACCACAGGCTCAAAAATATGCACAGCAAACAACAATGCGTGGAGGGTTTAATAGCCCAGCCCCTGGCGGAACTGACGTGTATCAAACACTATACAGTCTAAAGCACCCAGAGCTGTTGTCAGGAAATGAAAAAGACACTGCCTTAATGAAAAAATTAAAAGTAAATGACAAGCACGTTAAACGTTTCCTAGATCAAATGCGTAGCGGAAATATCAATCGAGGACAAGCACAGGCATTCTTCTTTAAGCTGGAACGTGACTTGGCTATACAGGATCCAAAACTAAGAGCAGCAAGACGACTAACACAAGATTGGGAAACATTAACTACTCAGCAACAGCAACTAGTAGGTTCACAGCTAATGAAATACTATAGAACTAATGCTAGACGCAGTGACTTGTTTCCTATGTTTAATGGGTTTGCGAAAGATAATAGTTTAGATATCAGCAAAGAGAAAAAGTCCTCAATCAAACGTGCAGTACTTGGCGGCGCCGCTGCATTTGCAGCTGGCTATGCAGCCGGCAAATCAACAGAACTTTAATATGGAATATCATTTTACAGCGTATACGCTGGTGGATATCACTGACACTAAGTATAATGATCCACGTGGAAACACCCTGGAGTTTTTACAAGCACAGAATTTAAGTATGCTAATACAAGTTCTTAGTTTGAGATCACAGTTAATGACTCTTAAGACTACATTTGCAGAGCAGTGCAATATGGATGACTATAAATTCGGCAATCAATACACTGGATTGCAACGTGTATGGAAATTTACTTTTAGCAGTGAACACCAAACTACATGGTCGCGTGATGATAATTTATTTTACCATGCAATTACTGACACTAATACTGTTCCAGTCTATACTCAACTAAAAGAAACTGCTAATATTGATAAATTTTTTAATAGTACTTGCACTGATAAATTAAATATATACTTCAAAGAAGTGCTAATCGCATAAATACATATAGTATACAAGACGTATAGTGACGATAAGCAGGCTCCTTAAGAGGCGGCGAATGATAAACTTTGGAGACAGAGAATGGCAATAACGCAGTCAAGACTTGAGCGTGAAAATCTCGAGGCACATGTTGATTTATGTGCAGAGAGGTACCGCGTGTTAGAAGAAAAATTAATTAGACTGGAATCCAAAGTTGACAGTCTAGCAGATACTATTGCATTGATGGTTGAAAAGCAACAAACAGACAAAGCAAGTAATAATAAATTAGTAATAGGTGCAGCAGCAACAGTGATTGCTGGTTTGTTATCAACGGTAGTATTGTTATTGTTGAATTTACAAACTGTAACACCAATGATGGGCGGATAAATGTTTTTAAACGAATCATACCAAACAATTGTTAGCGAAGCAAAGGTAGTCTTTGCTCGCCGAGGCAAGAGTTTAACTAAGAAATTTCGTTGTACAGTTGGCAAGCGCAAGGGCAGAGTAGTGAGTAACCCACAGCAATGTGCGGCTCCTATCGACCTAAAAAAGAGATTCGTATTAAAAAGAACAAAGGCAAGTATGGGTGCGAGAATGGCAAAGAAAGCCAAAAGAACAAAACGTACTAATCCAGCAAGTAAGATTGCAGCAAAACTAAACAGGGCAAGAAGATGAAAATTTTAAACAACAGTATTGTAGATACCGTAATTGAATATGCAAATGTAAAATTTGGTGTGGAACTAGAAAAAGATACAGTGTCAGCACAGCTGAAAGAACGTAGTTTTGGTGAATTGATGCAATTAACCAGTGCAATCAAAGATGAAGACAATGACCAGTTTAGTGATTTAATTGATTTAAGTATTGATGAAGCGCAATTGGACGAATTAAATCTCCTAGCACCAGAACGTTTATACATAAGAATGCCAGACAAAACATATAAAAAAGTTGATTATAGAAATACTACTTCATTACATGGTCCTACTAGTGATGGCGCCACTAGTGTTAAAATTGACGATGTGGATGACGAAGTAATTAAAAAATTAGATTTAGATTCTAGATTAGACTACAATAACGAACGTAATGGTGTAAAATACAAAAAGTCAGATACACTTGCTATTGGACATGATCATCAAGGCGGACTTCCAATAAGCGATCCGGATATTATGGTTTATGATTACGACAGTCCAGAATTCAAAAGCAATGTATCAAATAAAATTGCAGGCAAAATAGTAAAAGATATTGATGAGGCATACGGCACATCAACAACATCACAGCCTAGTAGTGCTACAATACGTTCACAAGGAACACTTGCAGCAACTGACAATCGCCGCGCAACGAATGCAGAATTAAAAGCAAGCCGCCAAACATCTACACAGCGCACAGTGGCAGGAAGTAATAAAACTTCCACTGGTTCACGAAGTGTTGCTGATCCAAGCGATAACCAGCGTAATCAAAACTCAGCGCAAGCCAATTCAAACTCACAAGAAATTGATAGACTTAAAGATCTTGTTATGAAAGTGGCAAGGGGAAAGTAAATGAGAGTTTTTGAATCACCAGGTGGTATCCAAGTATTATTGTCAAATGCAGAGTATAAAACTCTTGACACTCTAGATGAAACATGTAAGAATGATATGTCACCACGCCAGGCACACATAGCGCAACAACTTGTAACTAAAGGAGTTGCGGTTAAACGTGTCAAAGAAGGCAAGGTTTATTTTAGTAAAGCAAAAGGGAGTCTTTAAAATGCCTACACCAGAAGTAAAGGGAATGATGGATATTCTAGCAAAACTAGAAAACGCCGCTGAAAATGTTGGTAAAGAAGTTGAAATGTCTGACGGAAACGTAGTTCGTTCATCTGGACGTCCTGAAGTAGACGAAATGTATAATATCCTAAACAAGCTAAATGAAGCCACAAATAGTGCTGCAACAAATGTTGTCAAGCAGTCACCTTCACCATCATCTGAAAATGACAATGTTGGTATTGGCGGATATCACATTGTATTAAATAAAAAGATTGTTGAAGGTTACAAAAAAACATACTATACTGTTACACAGGACCAAAAAGTAATTTATGAAGATCTTGCTTTATTTGAAAGCGCAATGGCTATTGTTAAAAAACTAATGTTTAACAAAAATGGCATTGAAAAAATTGTAGAATATGATAATCGTTATGATAGTGTATTGCTTGAAGCAGCGAGCTACAAAAAAAGACTAAAGATTGTTACTGAGGATGTAAAGTATGACATTTTTGTTGCAAAACACACATCAGCAGTGGATAAGATGAAGAATATAAAGCGTCACATCAAAAATTTGATGTAATTTTAAAGATATGTATAAATACATTATATACAATTATAGCGAGGTTTAACTATGAATTTATTCGATTTACAAGAGAACAAGTTTGCAAAACTACGCCGTACTCTATCAGAAGTATTTGAAAGTGATTTCAACTTTGATATGGACGGCAAAAAACTAGTTCAAATTCAGGAAGCAACAGCAGGACGCATTGCTACACTGAGAGAAAACGGAGTGGACGTAAGCCACCGAGATTACCAAAAGCTACTGCTAATTGCAGAAGGCTTAAAACTTGTTGTTGCTGAAGCACATGGCACAGTAACAGAATCAGCAGATCTTGATCAAGCTGAAGTACTATTGGCTGCAAAACAAATGGGCGATGACCTACAGAAAATGGCAGAAACATTAGCAAGCATGCAAGTTGAAGAACTAATGAGCATTCACAATGCAATGAAAGAGCAAGTTGGCATAGCAGAAGCAGACGCATTTAATGCATCAGCAGAGCAGTCAATCAGTGCAGCACTAGAAGCAGTAAAAGCTGCTAATGAAGGTGTTAACAATGCGCTATTAGTAGCTCAAGGACAAGCACCAGCACAGGACATGGAAATGGATGGCATGGACATGGAACCAGAAATGGGCGGCGATGACATGGATATGGAACCAGAAATGGGCGACGAATTTGCCGGTGATGATTCTGCAGACATGGATACAGACATTGATGGTCGTGAAATGAAAGAGGATGCATATCTTTCAGCTCTTAAAATGGTTAAAGAACAACAGTCAGAAGGAAAAGTTTCTCCTGAAGTTCTAAAGCAAGCATTTTCTCTACTGAAGAAGTAATATTATGAGAATCACTGATATCATTCGTGAAGTACAAGAAGTTGATCAAACAATAATTGATCACTTAACTGCTCTTGATGCAGAAGGACTGAATAGTATCGGTATAGACAGCTTAACTAGTTCACTACAAAAAAATGGAGTTGCAGTAGACAGAGATATGGTTTTTGATGTAGTACAAAACCTCGCAATAGTAGACAATATTAAAGACGATATTGTCTACTTCAACTCTAATAGTGAAGAAAGTGGTTACGATAATCAAGTAGATCCAGAAAAGCAAGACAAGACCATTGATAGAATGGCTCGCAAGCAAACGAAAAAAGAGTTAAACAAATGACAGTAGGATTAAACGCAGCACAGGCTAGAGCAAAAAGCCAACAAGACATGATCATATATAACGAAGTTAATGCAATTATGCTCGCAGTACTAGCTTCTAGTGCAAACGGCGTTTATGAAGCAAATGTAAGTGATGGTACTACCATGACAGAGTCGACACCCATTGCTACTAGAATTGGTACTGTGAATGATCCCATAATTGTTCCTGGAGACACTCTTATTATCAATAACCAGACTATTGTTTTGGGAGCAACTGGCACTAATCTCAATGCTATTATTGCTGACATTAACGACGCCAATGTACCGGGAGTAAGTGCATCGAAAGATAATGACTATCTTGTATTGGAAATAACAGTTTTACCAAGTCAGGTTTGGCAATATGAAATTAACAGTGGTGCTACTGCTACTGCAAAAGTAGGACTAACAGTTGGCGTGTACACAGTATCTGACCCAACAAGTGTTTCATATTATAATGCATGGCAAGGCGTTAACACTGATAGAGCGATCTCTGAACAAATTTCAAGTGTTGAAAAATACTTTAATAACTTGGGATATCGTATTCAAAAGCTAGCACATCCACAAACAGGTAAAACATTTATCTGGAATCTATATTGGTAGATTAAATGACTAAGGTTGGATTCTTGGGATGCAGCTATAGTGCTTATGACCAAAAAAGCGTACAGGAGAATAGTTGGACATACCAATTAGCTCAAAAATTTCCCCAGCATCAATATTACAATTATGCCCTTGGCGGCAGGGGAATTGATTATCTCCAGTGGTGTTTGTTGGACGCCAAAGAACAAAACATTGATATCATTTTTGTAAATACCACCTATCCCAGTCGAGTTGGATACTTGGTGGATGGCGGTTCGTCATTAGATAACTTTACATTCGTAGATACTAAAATAACTGAAAATTTTAAATTAAGACAGTTGGAGTCACCTCATGTGTGGGCTAATCATGGAGTATTGGGGCATAATAAATATAGTGGTCGTTTGTTTCAAGATGCGATAAATTTACAATCTATAAGTGAAAATAGAAACACATATATTAAGAAGTTCTATAAAAATATTACAAAGTTGTATAATTTTAAACATATCGTAATGCTAAACTTTGTGTCTGAACATAAGTTTATGGACGAGAATTGTGTTTGGTATCAGATATACAAGCAGTTTAATGCATATAACATGGAAACGCTATACAACGCTGGAATAATATTAGGTCTTGACGATGACCACTGGACGTTCAAGGGAAATCAATGGGTTTTAGATAATTTTGTTTTAACCAAAGAAGTTATTGACATTCTAAATCATTCATAGTAATATAGCAGTATGATTAAAATAAATTCTCCATACCCGTATAAAGAACTGAAGCGTAAGCAAATCGGTGGTAAGCGTCTATATGAAAACCCATGGGGCAACCCTGTTCCAAGTGTTACTACGATTCTAGATAAAACTAAACCATATGAAAAGCGTATGGCTTTGGCTAATTGGAAGAAGCGTGTGGGTGAAGAAGAAGCACAGAAAATTGTTACTGAAGCTGCTGGCAACGGAACAATGATGCATGATCAACTTGAGGCTTGGAATAAAGGTGTTGAGTACACTGGCAAGTCTACCCCACTGTCACGCATGATGGCACAAGTTATTATTGATAATATTGAACCTGATTTGCAAGAAGTTTGGGGCGCAGAAGTTAGACTATGTGCTCCTAACCTATATGCTGGTACAACAGATTTAGTTGGTGTGTACAAAGGCAAGCCAACTATCATGGATTACAAGCAAACTAATAAGCCTAAAAAGCGTGAATGGATTGACGACTACTTCCTTCAGGGCGCCGCATATGCTATTGCACATAATGAACTCTACGATACTGACATTAATAGTATTGCTATCTTTATGTGTAGTAAACAATGTAATTGGCAGTTGTTTGAAGTTACTGGTGATGAGTTTGATTATTGGGCAACAAAATGGGCTGAAAGAGTAGCTGAGTTTTATAACCTATAGGATAAATATACATATGGAGATTTTAAAAAATGGCAAACATTCTATCTAAACACACACAGCGCCAAGGCGACTTATCTGATCTACCAGTAGGTCCTGACAATGGACTATTGGCTGGCGAATTTGGTTATGCAACTGACGAGTATAGACTTTTCATTGGTAACGAACAATATTCGCAGGATAGTAACGGAACTGTAAACTATCGTATGCCGGTGGATTTAGATAGTATGTACGCCGGATCATGGGAAGTGTATTTTGAAAGTGACGGTGTTGCACCGATAAAAGCATCTAATTACACATATCGAGATTTTGTTCTAACTTTTAATGATGCTCCTACAAGTGAACGTGTTGTTCTTTATTTTAATACTGAAATTATGACTGCACAGGCTCCAGAAGGCATCAGTGATCCAGTAAGAGCAGTTGGAATAGCAGGCCCAGCAACAGAACAAGCATTTCCATATATTACTATTGATTCTAACCGCTTTGACGATATTCTTATTAGATATACATTGAATGATGTTCTGACATCAAATAAACGTCAAGGTACGTTGCGTATTTCAATTGATAGAGTTGGCGAAACGTTTTCAATTGAAGACACTTATAATTCTAATTGCACCGGCACTGCCCTTGATCACGTTTTTGATGGTACACTAAATGGCACAACATTTATTTTAAATTATACTACTACTGATACAGATGAATCTTTGTTCTCTTGGATTGAAGATAACTTTAAGTCTGACGGATCAGCCACAGCCAATAACAACCCTCTAGTATCAGGCTTTGTTGTACCATCAGGTGATGCACCAGTTGTAACACCGACTACGATATCGTCATCGTCTAATCTAAGTGATCTTGCAGACGTATCTGTAACTGTTCCTTCTACTGGACAAGCATTAGTATGGGATGGCGCCGCATGGTCGCCAGACACAGTAGGCGGCGGCGCTGCATATGATCAAAGTTTGAATACTACTGATGATGTAGAGTTTAACAGTTTAACAGTTTCAGATTTAACTATTACTGGAGCAGGAACAACTGTAATTGAATCTGGTAGTAATATTGTTCTTGATGCTCCTAATAGAGTAAGCACAAATGCACCTTTTAGAATGGTAAATTTAACTACTATTGAGCGAGATGCAATTATTGCTATAAATGGAGATACGATTTATAATACTGATACAAACAAATTCCAAGGCTATGCAAATGGTGCTTGGGTAGATTTGCATTAGAGGTAAATCATGGAACTTATTGAATATGTAGTTGTATTAAATCAAGATATTAATTATGCAGAATTTTGGGAAGAAATCGAAAACCAAAGTGAAACTGACGGCTTCGTGCCGAGTAGACGTGTAGATATTGCTAACAGTAGGAATGGCATGCGTAGATTGTGTCATTATGTTTTAACTGCAGATGAGGCAGAATTACTAGAGCAAGATGAAAGAGTTATGTCGGTTGAAATAGATGTAGACCAAGATGATAGTATCATTGTTGGAAATCATTCAACCCAAACATTAGGCTCGACGGAAACAACTAATTGGGGACTGTTACGTTGTAATTTTAGAGACAGGACAGAAACTATTGATGAAGATTTTTCTTATTCATTAGATGGCACTGGCGTAGATGTAGTAGTGGTAGATACTGGTATTGTAGCAGATCATCCAGAATGGGAAGATGCTAACGGAGTATCGAGGTTACAGAAGATCGATTGGTTTTTAGAAAGTGGTGTTTCTGGAACAATGGATATCGACGATTTTTATTTAGATACTGATGGCCATGGAACTCACTGTACCGGTATTGCAGCAGGAAAAACGTTTGGATGGGCTAAAAATGCTCACATATACTGTATAGCAATGTCTGGTCTTCGCGGCGGTAATCCAAATGGATTAGGCACGAGTGAATTATTTGATTGCATCCTGGGCTGGCATAATAATAAGCCAGTAGACCCAGCAACTGGCTTTAAACGCCCTACTATTGTAAACTGTAGTTGGGGTACATGGAATTTTAATGATTGGCCTGTAACTTCAATTACTTGGAGGGGACAAGCATATAATCCAGCAAATTGGGGTACCAACCAAAATGATTTAAGAAAATTCACAGGAATGCAGACTAACTATTTTGGTGGACGAAAAGTACCGGCGGTCATCAACTCACTAAATGCAGCACTTCAAGAGTGTATTGATGCTGGAGTACACTTTTCTTTTGCAGCTGGCAATGATTTTATTACGGTAAGTGCGCCAGATGGTCCAGATTATAATAACAGTTTTGATTATTACGTTGATCCAGCTAGAAGAACTTATACCAACCTATTCTCTAGAAAATCAGCACCATACAGTGTTGATATGTTCAATGTAGGAAATTTAAATTTACCTCTGGATACTGAGAGCGGTTTGGAAACTCCTTCTGGTGACAGTAACTCGGGAACAGCAACTAATATATATGCCCCTGGTGATCAAATCATGAGCGCACACGTTAACGGCGACCCGTATTCAGGTAACAGTGAATATAACCAGAGATTTTTATCGGGAACATCAATGGCATCTCCCCAAATTGTAGGTATGGGAGCATTGGTATTACAAGCTAATCCACACGCAACTCCACGACAACTAATAGCTCATATGCAGCACAATGCTACTTCAGGAAAGATTAATCCTGATACAACTCCTCATGCTGATTGGACAATTACAACTGGTGAATATTCTGAAACACGCCATTTGCGTGGAAGTGAAGATTTGATAGCATATAACATTTTTAACAAACCAAACAAAACCAGCATAAGGGGCGAGTAGATAATGATTGCAAATGTATGGTTAGAAAGTCCCCGAGAAAGATTAAAAATTTGGCGTAATTTCAGAAATGAATTGCTAAATATTGATGATGAAGAAGAGGTCCTACAAGCAGTAGTTGACTGGTGGAAATCAGCGCCGATTAATTCGAGAGTAATTGATCCTTATGACAATACTGATTGGCCGAATCCATGGGATTTACTACACACTGGAGATTACGATGAGAACGTAATTACTCTTGGTATGGCTTATACTTTGGAATTAATCGACTGGTCATGTGAAATAAAACTGATACAGGACAAAAATAAAAGTGAAGTAAAATTAATTATTTTAGTTGACGACGAGTACATTTTAAACTATACTTATGGTATAATTAATAAACTTGCGGACATATCACATTGTGATATACTAAAGAGTTGGGACACTGAGCAGTTAACCTAGCTTTATATAAATTTTTTTATTGTTAAATAACTGACACTGTAAACCAACGAGAAGGTAAAAATATGAATAACAGCCAAATTTCTGTCTTGAAAAGAGATGGATCATCAGAAAATTTAGACTTGGAAAAAATGCACAAAGTTGTATTTTTTGCTTGTGAAGGTGTGACTGGTGTAAGTGCCAGTGAAGTTGAGTTGCGAAGTCACTTGCAATTTTATAACAGCATCAAAACTTCAGACGTACAAGAGACATTAATCAAAGCAGCCGCCGATCTTATCTCAGAAGAGACACCTAATTACCAGTGGGTAGCAGGACGCTTAATTAACTATCATATTCGAAAGCAAGTGTATAGTACATATACTCCGTTCCATCTTGCAGATATTGCTCGCAAGAATGTTGAGCTAGGATACTATGATGAGAGTTTTTTTTCTGTTTATAGTGATAATGAAATTGAGCAATTAAACAGTTATATCAAACATGATCGAGACGAGAATATTGCATACGTTGGTATGGAACAATTCCGCAGTAAGTATTTGGTACAGAATCGTGTTACTGGTGAGATTTTTGAAACTCCGCAGATTGCATACATGATGATTGCAGCCACACTTTTTGCTAACTATCCCCAAGAAACAAGAATGAAATGGGTAAAGGATTTTTATGATGCTATTAGTAATTTTGATATCAGTCTGCCTACTCCTATTATGGCGGGATTACGAACGCCACAGAGGCAGTTCAGTAGTTGCGTTCTTATCGAGACTGGTGATAGCCTTGACAGTATCAGTGCTACTAGTTCAGCTATTGTTAAGTACGTAAGTCAAAAAGCTGGCATTGGCGTTGGTGCTGGTAGCATTCGTGCTATCGGTTCGCCAATACGCAAAGGTGATGCAAGCCACACAGGTGTTATTCCTTTCTATAAGCACTTTCAAAGTGCAGTTAAGTCATGTAGCCAAGGCGGTGTTCGCGGCGGCGCTGCAACTCTTTATTATCCTATCTGGCACTATGAAGTAGAAGACCTACTAGTGCTTAAAAACAATAAAGGCACAGAAGACAATCGTGTTCGTCACCTAGATTACGGCGTACAGTTTAACAAGCTAATGTATGAGCGTCTACTAACTGGCGGCAATATCACACTGTTCTCTCCTAGCGATGTGCCAGGGTTGTATGATGCATTCTTTGCAGATCAGGACGAGTTTAAGCGCCTATATGAAGCAGCTGAACGTAGGAAAGATATTCGCAAGCAAGTTGTTCCAGCAGGTGACCTGTTTGGGTCATTTATGGAAGAACGTAAAAATACTGGCCGTATCTATTTGATGAACGTAGATCACGCCAATACCCATGGTAGTTTTGACGAGTCAATGGCTCCTGTTAAGCAAAGTAACCTGTGCTGTGAAATCAACTTGCCAACAAAGCCTCTCAATGCATTTAACGATGAAGAGGGAGAAATTTCACTATGTACGCTCAGTGCTATCAATTGGGGCAATATTAAAACTCCAGCAGACTTTGAACGTGTTTGTGCATTAGCAGTACGTGGACTGGATGAACTATTAGACTATCAAAATTATCCTGTGTTAGCAGCACAGTTATCAACAATGAAGCGCCGCCCTTTGGGTGTGGGTATTATTAACTTTGCTTTCTGGCTAGCTAAAAACAATTTAACCTATCAGCATATTGATGCCGAGGGACTAGCCTTAGTAGACGAATGGACAGAAGCATGGAGTTATTACTTAATTAAAGCCAGTGCAGACCTTGCAATCGAAAAAGGCAATATTGAAGGTGTATGCGAAACAAAATACGGACAAGGCATTACACCAAACCAAACTTATAAACAAGAAGTAGACGAACTAGTACCACACGTTGAGCGTATGGATTGGGACAGTCTACGTCAACAACTTAAAGAAACTGGAATTAGAAACTCGACACTAATGGCACTTATGCCAGCAGAGACAAGCGCACAGATTTCAAACAGCACAAACGGTATTGAACCACCACGTGCGTTTGTGTCAGTCAAGCAATCAAAGCACGGTGTACTAAAGCAAGTGGTTCCAGGATATCCTAGACTGAAAAACAAGTATGATTTATTATGGAGTCAACATAGTCCAGAAGGCTATTTGAAGATTATGGCAATATTACAAAAGTATATCGATCAGGGCATCAGTGTTAATACAAGTTACAACCCGGAATTTTATGAAGATGAAAAGATTCCAATGAGTACAATGCTACAGCATCTTATAATGTTCTACAAATACGGCGGAAAACAATTGTATTACTTTAACACATATGATGGTCAAGGCGAAATTGACTTCAAAGACGACCCCCCATTGGCTATCTCAGACATCGATGATGATGACTGCGATAGTTGCGTAATTTAGGAAATAATAATGTCAGTACTAAACACAGAGAACAAAAAACACCATACGCAAGCAAATGCGTTTTTGGATGAAGGCCTAGGCTTTCAAAGATACGATATATTAAAATATAAACAATTTGATAAACTAACAGAAAAGCAATTGGGTTTTTTCTGGCAACCACAAGAAGTAGATGTAAGTAAAGACAGTAGTGATTTTAAGAAACTTACTGAGCATGAACAGCATATCTTTACAAGTAACTTAAAGCGTCAGATCTTGTTGGATAGTGTACAAGGACGTAGCCCTAACTTGGCATTGTTGCCAATTACTACGCTTCCAGAACTGGAAACATGGATTGAAACTTGGGCGTTTAGCGAAACAATTCACTCACGTAGTTACACTCATATTATTCGTAATATCTACTCAAATCCAAGCATAGTATTTGACAGCCTTTTGGATAACAAAGAGATTGTGGAATGTGCTGATGACATTTCAAAGTATTATGATGATCTTATCGAATATCAACAGTGGTATCAATTGTTGGGCGAAGGCACACACACTGTTAATGGTAAAAAGATTACTGTTGACAAGCGTGAACTTAAAAAGAAAATCTGGATGTGTTTAAACAGTGTAAACGTATTAGAAGGTATTCGCTTCTATGTAAGTTTTGCTTGCTCTTGGGCATTTGCAGAACTCAAGAAGATGGAAGGTAATGCTAAAATTATTAAATTTATTGCACGTGACGAAAACATACACCTTGCATCAACACAATATCTTCTTACCAAAGTTCTTGTTAAAGAAGATCCTGAATTTGCGGAAATTGCAAAAGAGTGCGAATCAGACATTATTCAAATGTTTGTAGATGCAGTAGAACAGGAAAAGCAATGGGCACAATACCTATTCAAGGACGGGTCAATGATTGGCCTGAACGCTGAACTATTAAATAACTATATTGAATGGATCTGTTGTAAGCGTATGACAGCGTTGGGACTAAAATGCCCGTACACTACCACACAAGCCAACCCACTACCGTGGACGCAGAAATGGATTAGCGGTGCAGAAGTTCAAGTAGCACCACAAGAAACAGAAATTAGTTCATATATACTGGGCGGCGTTAAAAAAGATGTCAGTGAAGACACATTTAAAGGATTTAGTTTATGATTGAAATTTATGGTAAACCAGCATGTCCGCATTGTGATCAAGCAAAGCGGCTTTGCGAACAACGTGAGTTAAAATACAAGTATTTTCAACTCGACACAGACTTTACTCGTGAGGAAGTATTAGAGATGTTCCCCGGAGCACGTACCTTCCCACAGATTAAAGTCAATGGAACATCAATAGGCGGTAAGGATCAATTAGGTACTTACTTAGAAGAAACCAATTACAACGGAACCGGATACACATTATGATTATTGAAACACCATACAAAACAGGTGATGTAGTAAGTATTAAACTCAGCAGTGGCGAGGAAATGATTGCACGTTTAGATGCGGAAGATTCATCACACGCTACAGTAACTAAACCATTAATGCTTATGGCAACTGAGCAAGGTATGGGCCTAGCACCATTCATGTTTACTGTTAGCCCAGATGCTAAGATTAAGCTAAAACTAAATAGTATTGTATGTATTGTCAAGTCTGCTAAAGACACCACTGATACGTACACACAACAGACAACAGGAATTGTAACAGTATAATGAGCGGTGTGCATAGAAATGGCGATCAAAGAAGTTGTGGAGCAAGTAACATTGTTTCGGGACAAGCTACTGTCTATGCAAACACTAAATTAGTCAGTGTTGACAATGATCCAAACTCACATGGCGGCGGTACATTGAACGCCGCTAATCCCAATGTTCGTATTAATGGTAAGTTAGTGGTAATACAAGGCAACAGTGCCTCGCCAGATGGGAAGTGTCCTATCCCTGGAGGATCGCATTGTGCGCCCAGTGCTGTTGGTTGTAGTGGTGATGTGAAGGTAGGCGGGTAATGACTGACTTTACAAGCGGTTTATCTTCAGCTAATGATTATTTAAATCGCACAGTAAGTATTCCAAATTCTATTGATATTGGGCCAGCAGGAGCAATTATAAAAGGCGAAACTAGTTTTAGTTTGCGAGAACTAATTTGTAGTTTATTGGCAGGTAATGGTATTAAACTACCTAACTTGCAAATTTGTCTTAAAGCTAACATTGCAGGGCTTTTGGCTGAGATTGGTATTAATATTAATGGAGCATTAGCTAAACTACAAGGCGCTCTCAATAAAGCACAGGCTGCACTTGACTCGTTCATTGCGCACACCAATATTGAAAATATTATTGGAAGGTTGAATGATGCAATAGCTGAATTTGCCGCAATTGCCAATATGATTAATTTTTGTGGAACACCAATTATGCCAAGAGCAATCCCCAATGTACTTGGTGATTTATTTGGTAGCTTTACTGGCGCAGGACAAAATGTATTAGACCAACTGGGAACAATCGCAAACAGTGATATCGGAGGCTGTATTAGCCTCCCAGGTGCTGGCGGATCTGCAGGTGCTTCATTTAGTGCTGGTATATTTACTGGAGGAACTCTGGGAGACATTGCCGATCTAATGAGACAGCCTGATGGCTCATTTAGTATTCAGGAACTAGTTAATGCGCCCCAAAGTGTGCTTGATGGATTTGCTTCACATATAGATGCCTTTGCTGATGATATGCAAAACCTTATAGAGTTTGAAAATAACTTTAAGGGAACCGAACCTGATAGCACAACTGGTGAAACTGGCAACGGCGGGAGTGTGTTCAGTCCAGTGGATAGAATACACACTGGTGTTGGTGTTGCTATTGATCCATCAACAATGACACTGGCGCAAGCACAGAGACTGGGCGCTGGATTACAAGCAGCATTTAATCAATTGGAGCCATATGAAGTTGACGCATCTGGCAAAAGCATATTTGATTATATACTAGAACCAGAGCTAATTTCAAAGCTACGCAATCAAACTGATCCAGAAATACAAGGCGTGACACGTGTAGCAACATATGACTACTGTGGGAGAGTAACTGGTTATACTGATGTTCCAGATGCAGCGACTTCAGCAGTAAGTGCTGGTTCTCCAGTAGAGCCATCTGCACAGCCAGCGGCAACAGCTATAGCAACCACAGGCACAGTAGTTAATACACCATCTAACGCCACAACGAATTTAACCAATCCTAACCCTATTGCGCAAGAAGACATCCCATCTAGTCCAATCGGCAAAGCTGGTGACAAAAAAGGTGCAATTGCCACTGATGGTGAGCATATGTATATTGCGACAGCAGACTATGACGGCGTGACCAATATTTGGAAACGTGCTAGTTTAGGAACTTGGTAAGATATCTTTTAAAAAGTAACATCTTTTACTTGACATCTAGAACGGTTATGTTATATTAAGAACATAAGATGTAAACAAACAACAATGGTAGAAACATGAGAGCTCAACTTTATCCTGATGGTATAAAACGCATTAATGCGAAAATTGAAATACCAATGACTCACGGCGATGTATCCGAATATATTATAAGTGCAATCGCTCAACGACAAGTCACCTTAGATCAAGTACAAGAACTAAACAAGCGTGAACTTTTGCGTGTAGCCAAGGGTGAAATTCGAACACAAGGCGTTGATGCCCCCAGAGGCAATATATCTCAAGTGGATCGAGATACCCAGGTAATTGTCAATAATTATGTAAAGAGAATGTTTCCAGAGTTGCTATGATAAATGATATATCAGATGAATGGTTTATGCACAGTGTGCAACTAGTCATGTCTGATATAGATAGGGAACTCGGAATAGATATAGTAAGGAAGTTAGAAGATGAAAAAGTTTTTGATAGCGATGACAGCAGTGGCGATGACCACATCTATCGTCAATGCTGAAAGTTATGACAACACTACTACTGTTCGTGGAACAGTATTGAGCAGCGTGCCTCATTATCATAACAAAACGGTTAAAGTACCATCTACAAAATGTACTATTAAAGATATACCTATCTACTCTAAAAATAAAGGGAGTGCTGGTGAAGGCGCCCTAGCTGGTATGATTATTGGCGGCATCCTCGGTAAAGCAATTGGTGGAAACGACGGCGGCGCAGCAGCCGGCGCAATATTAGGTGGTGTTATTGGTGCAGATAAATCAGGCGCAAAACCCGGACGTGAAATTGTTGGCTACCGCCAGGAAGAAAGTTGTCGCACAGTCCACGTAAACGAGACACGAAGTGTAGCAAGCGGCTGGACCACAACTGTAGAATATGGTGGTGCCACAATTACACAAAAAACTACTCGTAGATTTTATGAGGGTCAAACGGTAATTATTAATCTATCTGCATCTATACAAGAATAATAATTATCTACGTAGATAAAAAGGATAAATAAAACGTAGGAAAAATAAAAAAGGTGTTGACAACGACATCATTATACGTTATATTGAATACATAAGTTGATGCAAAGACATTAACACGTTATTTGACAATTGAATAAGAATAAACTACTTACTAGATACGTCCGTGTAGAGGCGTTGATCAGCTAAAAACTCTAAAACTGTTAGGCTTAGATGTCAAGTTTTACTAGTTTCAGTCGAACTAGAGCGGCAATGTCAATAAGGCCGTGCGGAGAGATTGGAGATACTGAGGGCGCATCTAGTAAGTAGTTTAATGCCCCTATAGCTCAGCTGGTAGAGCAACTGATTTGTAATCAGTAGGTCCGCGGTTCGAGTCCGTGTGGGGGCACCACGTGCGAGTATGGTGGAATTGGTAGACACGCTAGATTTAGGTTCTAGTGCAGCAATGCGTGGAGGTTCAAGTCCTCTTACTCGTACCAAGTTAAAGGGTTTTGTTCCCCTTGTTAAACAATTGAGCAAATGGTGCCCAGGATGACCTGAGTAGGTCCCAAAACTGCTCGGTGTTTAAAGGACACGTTAGTTTGCCACTAACTAGTATGGGTTACCAAGTCCCATATGATGAAGTGAGTTCGCAGTCACAACAAAAGGGTCGATGCAAGTATGCCGGCAGGTGTTTGTCGTTAGTGCGAAGCGTGGAGCGAAAGCGTTGAACTGTTAGCATATACACACTAATATCATAAATAGATATATAGTAATTAGGAAGCTCGTACCAATATGGTAATATTTAAAATGGACAGTGTCGAGCCACACACGTTAGGAAAGACATAGAAGAGTAAATTTTAATTGGGGCGTTAGCTCAGATGGGAGAGCACCTGCTTTGCAAGCAGGGGGTCATCGGTTCGATCCCGATACGCTCCACCAATTATAATAAGGGTTGCTACTTAATAAGCACGCCAATACCTACGGTTAGGTATCAGGACTGTAAAGAGTTTCATTCCTCTTTTGAAATAATTGAATGAATGATGCCGGCAAACCCGTGCCGTCTTATGAGAGCAGACGTTAAACGCTCTCATTTTAATCACAGAAAGATATGATATGAGAGAGACTCTAATCCAAGCTGCAATTGCGCATGCCCAAGGACATATTGCTAAACACAAAGCAAATGTTGAGGTGTACTTAGCTAACCCTGTGGGTATTGGAGAACATTCCGATATCCTGGAAGCAATTGAAGTAGAATTAAAAGTCATCGCAGAGTATGATGATCAAATAGAAGTATTAACTAAATACTTTACTAGGTAAAATATTCCTTGTTAGCTCAGTTGGTAGAGCAACTGACTGTTAATCAGTAGGTCGTTGGTTCGAGCCCAACACAAGGAGCCAATACAGGAGAGGTGGCAGAGTGGTCGAATGCGGCGGTCTTGAAAACCGTTGAACTGCGAGGTTCCCAGGGTTCGAATCCCTGTCTCTCCGCCATAATAGGGTGATTAGCTCAGTTGGTAGAGCGCCTGCTTTACACGCAGGATGTCAGGAGTTCAAGTCTCTTATTACCCACCACGATGCGGGTGTAGCTCAGTGGTAGAGCATCTCGTTGCCAACGAGAATGTCGAGAGTTCGAATCTCTTCACCCGCTCCATACAAAAGGACTAAAAAATGAAAGTAGCAGTGTACAATTCAGTAAATGGAAGCGCACCTGCTATAGCCTGGTGGCTAGCATCAGATAGTAGATTTGGTCCCCAGTTATATGAATTCGAATCGAGACAATCAGATAATGATAAAAACATTGGTGGAATTATAATTGAAGACAGGGGTAACAGTATTGTATCCAAAAGAGTTTACGACTTGCATCAAGAATCTCTTCGCCGCATGGAAAATTTGGATGCCGAAGATCAAATAAGTGATTGCGTTTCACCATTTAATGAAATTGAAAACGATTATAATATATGCGTGTGGAGTAATTATTTTGGATGCCTTAAAGATACCTCCACCGCAATAAATGTTGAAAAAACTATTATTAACAATACTTCAGCACAAGAGTTTCAGTTTTTTTATATTAGCCAGTACGCCTTTAACCCTATATCACACCAGCATGTAGATAGTCACACAAATTTGTGGTGGCAAGATCATATGCTTATGGATGGATCAAACATTGGTGAATGGAAAAAGGTATGGTATGATCAGTATCACGACTACATGCACAAGCAAATTGATTCTGGTCTTTTGAAGTATATGTGGCAACTTAATTTTGCACATTGGGATTTGTATCATGCTCAATTAAATGGATCAAATGATATTACATTGGCTGACGATTCAGATAGGCTGTTTAAAAAGTTTCAAGAAGATAATGATGCAGATGATATCAATTATACTATAAAAACTTATCAAAAATTAAATAAAAGTCATATTGTTGTTGGTGATGATTGGTTCGATCGTCCAGAGTATATTCTGGATTATTTAGAAATAAGTAATAGCAATGTATTAGAAGAAAATTTAAAAATATACATTGATAAATACAATAGTAAAAAAGAACAGTTTGATCGAATATTCAAGCAATATATCTAAGGAAGCCCCAATGTTTAAGAATCTAATAACAAGTATAATGCTTGTATTAATCAGCACAGCTAGTGTTTATGCCGAAGAAAATATGCCAGATATGGTAGAATATGATTTTGAAGTCACCCGTGTGATTGACGGAGACACTGTGGCATTCAAAGCTGATTTTTTGCCTGAGCCACTAAAGCAGGAATTAAGTATTCGAGTATACGGGGTAGATACTCCAGAAAAGTCCTGGCGCGGCAAATGTGATGCTGAAAAAATATTAGGTGCAGCAGCAAGTCAGTTTACACAAGATGCAATTGATAGTGCTACCACTATCAAAGTTGCAATTTACAATTGGGACAAATATGGCGGCAGAGTATTAGGTGATATTATTATTGATGGCGTGAGTTTACGCCTTTTACTAATTGAAAATAACTTTGCCCGTGAATATTATGGTGATAAAAAAGAATCTTGGTGTGACTGAAATAACTAAACATAGCTTTGATTTTGCAATAACTACTCATTGTCAAGCCAGATGTCGATCCTGTGCTAGGACAAACGAAGACACGGGCCAGAAAGAATCTTGGGTTCAGTTACAGCATATGGACCTGGACGTATTCAAAAAGAGACTTGAAAACACGTCATTAAAAATTAATGAAATTGTTTTTTGTGGAGAGCTTGGGGATCCAATGATGCATCCACAAATTGAAGACTTTATTGATGTTGCTATGCAATATTCCGATAACGTTTGTATCAATACTAATGGTGGATTAAGAAATCCTGAATGGTATAATAAACTATCACAAAAATATCCTAGGAAGCTCTATATACATTTTGCTGTTGACGGCACTGATCACGACACTAACTGGATGTATCGTGAAGGCGTTGATTGGCAACGTGCAATGGATAACATGACGGCATGGTTTGCAAATCAAGGACACGGATCTTGGCAATTTATTATATTTGAATGGAATTGGCATCAAGTCTCTGATGCTATTAAAATGGCACAACAAATAAACGCAAGGCTCTGGCTTAAATTGAATAATCGATCATATGGATTGATATCAGAGAATAATTTAAAATACGTTTACGAGTTATTACAGGATACTGGTTATGAAGTGCAAGATTGATTGTATGGCTATTAACGGCTCTACCAGAGATTGGGAAGTTACCAGTGATGGTAGACTTTGGCCTTGTTGTTATTTTGCCAATGCTTGGGATAAGAGATTCGCTAATGAGGCAAATGAACCACCTCGCTTACTAAATGATGAAAAATATATCGCAGCACACGATCAAGATCCGAATTGGAATAATTTGGATAACTATACACTAGACGAAATTGTTAACCACGAGTTTTATAACGATTATATATGGTATCCTGGTTGGGAAAGTGACAATCCATCAGCTATATGTGTTAAAGAGTGCAGTGTGGAAATTGATCAATTAACTGGACAAGAACATGCACGTTCAACAAATGATATAAGTGCATTAATTAAAAAAGATAAATAATTTTGTTGACACAATAAAGACAATGTGTTACGTTAGTTTATAAATTGTTTAAAAGCGGTTGTAGCTCAGTTGGTTAGAGTACCGGCCTGTCACGCCGGGGGTCGCGGGTTCGAGTCCCGTCAACCGCGCCATTTTTATAGTACGCTCCCTTCGTCTATCGGTTAGGACGCCAGGTTTTCAACCTGGAAAGAGGGGTTCGATTCCCCTAGGGAGTACCATAAATCATAATGGTAATGGAACGTAGCATAATGGTAATGCATCGCTTTTTGGTAGCGCAGAGTATAGGTTCGAGTCCTATCGTTCCAGCCATTATAGAGACATAGCTCAGTTGGTTAGAGCATTCGCCTGATAAGCGAAAGGTCGGTGGTTCGAGTCCACTTGTCTCTACCATATAAAAGATAAATATTTTTAAGAAAACACTTGACATTCGGTACAACATGTACTATATTAAGTGTATAACAAAGAGAGATAATAACATGTCAAATACTACAACATATATTACTTGTTGGCCGCCAAGAGATTGGGGAATGTTTTGACGTGACTTTTTAACAAAAGTTATTTTAAGCAAGCCCCTAGTGTTAATTCATTAGGGGCTTTTTTATAAGCACACTATGTCCCACTGCAATGGGAAGTTTTGCAGAACATAGATCCCGAAAGGATTGAGGTTAGTGTGTTTTTAAAAAATGAGGGTGTAGTGAAATGGTATCACGCTGGTCTCCAAAACCAGAAGCAGGAGTTCGATTCTCCTCACCTTTGCCAAGTTTACTCGGTGTAGCTTAGTATGGTAAAGCGCCTGGTTTGGGACCAGGAGACCGTAGGTTCGAATCCTACCACCGAGACCAAAATATATTTTGTAACATAATTAACACACATATATAATTAATTCCTGAATAACTTGCAAAATTTTAATTATAGCTTATATTAGTGATAAGTATTATAGTATTAAATAATACCGCACCGGCGTTGATTTGCGCCGGTTTTCATTATTAATAAGGATTTACAAAAATGAAAAATATTTTCGCAGCTACAGTTGTAGCGACACTTTTGGCTGGCACAGCACAAGCTGAAACACAATTGGGTAATGGTTTCTCACTAGAAACAGAAGTAAAAGCAGAACGTAAAGTAGATGCTGATACATCAATTATCACAATCAACCCAGAGCTAACATTTGTGGTACCACAGGTTGACGGCCTAGAGCTAACAACAGGCACTAAATTGTCAGTATGGGATAACACAAATGATTTTACAATGGATGACGAATTCGATCATCTTCCAGTACTAGAGTTTGGTGGTTCATATGCACTACGTGACGATCTTACAATCGAAGCAGTGACATCATATGACTTAGAAGCAGAAGAACGTGGTGAGATTACACTTACAGCATCATTCGCATTCTAATCTAACAATAACATTGTTATTATTAAAGGGGAGCTTAATGCTCCCTTTTTTTATTTAATACTTGACAACTCTGAATACATATGTTATAAATAGTATTGTAACGTTGAAGCAATTTGACGACTGAACTGGACCTGGGGGCGGTACCCAGCGACTCCACCATAAACACATTAGGGAATAATGACTAAGATAACAAAAGAAAATACACCTAACAAATACGTAAGATGGTTTTGTTGGTTCCTACAATTTAGATATGTGTGGGATATCACTACACTTCTAGAAAAGTATTTGCCTATGGAAAAGGTGTACAGATTTTTAGGCTTTTGGTTATTTTGGCTACTGTGGTTTTGTATGATACTAATCGTATTATATAATATTACAGGAAGTATGGATTTCCTACTTTGGTTTGAATAGTGTGTTTATGATGGGGTCGAAATAGGATCGACAGGCAGGATAGAAGAGTGGAGTTACCGGGATGTAAGCGCCGTTACCGCGAACAAACTTTTTAATTGCAAACGCAAATAAAGCGCCAGAAATGGCATTAGCGGCTTAATTTAAGCACGTGGGGGTTGGCGACTGACCTAGCAACAGAATAGTCGCACATTACAAAGTGTTATTCTCTATTAACAAGTCATCATATGCTTGACAAACGAGGTCATATTTGTTTGGACTCCAGTTGTCATGAACAATCATATGTATGCGATCCTGATTGCTTCCGTTGTATACGCAGTGCTTTCTCCCAACATCAATCCCTCTAACATCTCCTGGTTTCCAAGGAATAATATTTGCATCTTCCATTGCAAATTCACATCCTTCTGGATTGCTGAGAGCGATATTAAATGCACTAATTTCTCGACGATCTAAATCTTGATGTGGTGTAATCCAACCTCCAGGACGCAGCATCATAAATCTAACACGTTGCATATTGCCTGAATTAGGCCACACATCTTTGAACCACTCAGTTGTTATAGGACAATATTTTGTTAATTCAGTCCAATTATATTCTTGTGGCGCATCTGGATATTGTTTTATGTTGTCGGTATAATGTATTCCTTGGCCATGCAATGTCATACTCTCCCAGCCAGGATGATTATTTCCACGATGCTTTACGAAGTATTCGTTTGCATTTTCTGCTTCTGCTAGTATTTCTCGGTGTGGTATATCAATGCTCAAACGTAAACTGGGACAATTACTGTGTTTCATGATCCATTTAAAATATAACTGTCGTGTTTGTCTTATTTCTTTCCAATAACTATACGCTTCTGGCGGCGACTCAATATATGCGTAGTGTTTATGTTGCTTGCATTCTTGTATGAAATCTAAAACTTTTGCTAGTCTATCTTCTTGTACCATGGTAAAATCTCCATTATCTTTCTATGATGATCATTAAACAGTATTCTCTGAATAACTTTTAGACCTTCAACAGTAGCTTGTTTTCTCGTTACATAATTTTTTAGTTTCCAAAACAAATGCCATCTTATATTATAGTTGTAAAACAATGAAGTTGGCAAATAATGGAAAATATTACTGGTATGCACTACTACTATATTATCAGGTTGGAAAAAACTATCAATGCGTTTTGTGAATTGGTCAACATCTAAAATACTTTGTTTAATGAACTGTTTATTGATATGCGGCCAAACTTCATTATACCACTCTTCAAAACCTGGAATTTCGTCCATCCATTTACTTTGCTTTTCCACTCTTTCAAATGCTATCATACGACCACGAATTGCTGAAGAGTTTTTTCTATATTCTTCTAGCCAACTATGGTAATCTCTGCCATCCCATGTAGCAAACATATCTTGCATAATATTTAATGCAAGCTCACTAACATCTACTACTACTAAGTTTCCTCCAGATTTCATGTTATAAGCAAACGCATGTAGAATTGGCGATGGTCCACCTGCGGTACATATTACTGTATCTGCAACAATGTTTCCACTAACATGAATGTCTTCGGTATTTGAGCAAAAAAACTTTGATGTATCTAACAATCTAAGAACTTCATTAATGTTTCCTGCATATGCTTCTTCGACTTCGGGATAAAGATATTTTTTACTGTCGCGCATATACTTTTGCCATACCCCTACTTTTTTGCCACTATCTAATGCAAGAGATATAATGTTCCAGCCATACTCTTTGGAGGTATATGTTCTTTTTGTTGATCCATTTTTAATCCATTTAGGAGTGTAATCGTCATGCCAATTGTCATTGCTTCTTTCGGGAATAGTAGCTTCCCACTCAGTGTTGTGTCTACGAATACCAAACATTGGTTTTCCAACACTTTCCCACCATTTAATATCTATTAGGAAGAATTGCGGGTGTATCTCATAATAGCTATCTCCCCTGTCTAAGATGTGACCAATTAAAACTTCATCATCATAAAACCTTTCAAAAAAGTTAATGAGAGTGTCTAGGAAAGATGTAGTGATATTACCGACCTTTAATGCAACTAGATGTGATTTTCCTAATTCGCTTGTTTGAGCCATCAAGTCTTCTGGATTTTCTCCGTATATTACTGTTAGTCCTCCTAGGAAAAATTCCTGAGTATAAAATTCAGTTAGGTTTTTCAAGTATCCGTCAGCTATTTGGTCTTTGATACGATTGTTGGCAAGAATTCCTACTACCAAGTTATGTTTAATGAATTCAGATGGGGTTTCAGTACCTATAAATTTTTCCATGAATTTTTCTCCTAGTATAAATAAGTATGTATATAAAGCTATTTATCATTATGACAAGAACAGTATCAGAAAAAAGAGAAATATTATCCAGACTTGAACCGACTGTGGTTCATGAAAATGTAGTAAGTGAACGCTTGCTGGAAAGGCTAATTCACGCCTTCCAGAATAGTGAAAAGAATTACAAGAATACTGGACCAGTAACAGTGGATTTTTGGCCAGAGAGAACTGACGTATTACCTGGTTGGTGGTTTGATGTTGATCGTCTTATTACTGACCTTATAGGGCCACATGGGACATTTGCTGGTAATTTTTATGAAGTCAGAAAGCCACATATATTGCACAATGATGATAATAAGCGACTATGGCCTAGATTACACAAAACAGTTGTAATACCTCTAGATATTATAGAGCCCACACAATTTGGAGTTTTTGATCAGTGTTACCTTAATGGTCCTGTAAAAATACGCAGACCTGGTCACCAATCTCCCAGTGTATATTACAATCAAGACTTGACAGATAACAGTTTGTTAAAGTATAATACTGGTAAGGAATTTTGTCGAGAGACGCACACTGAATATTTTTCACACCAGCATTATGATGCATTTCATGGATTGAGTGTGGAAAATATTGTTACCTGGAAGCCAGGCGATATTATTGTATTTGATACAGCAAGAATACACTGCGGCGCCAATTTTAATAAAAACGGTATTAGTAAAAAATTAGGACTTAGTGTTTTTACATATTTAAAATGACATATATAGAAAATTGCAAAAAACATCAACGGACCATTGTTGACAATTATGAGCCTGCTAGGCTGGTCAACAATATGTTTACCCCTGACGAAATTGAACAATTAAGTTTGTTACAATTTCAGTTAGCTGATCGTCTAAAGTGGGCACCTAGCAGCAACAATATGCAACCAGTATGTGATGTCAACAAACTTTTTGAACACATGCCAGTCCTAAAAGAAAAGTTTCAGAAAGAAATAGGTGAATTTAGCGACAATCACAGCGGAAACTTTTACATAACCACACAGTTACATGATGCTCATGTTGACTTATTGAGTGAGCGTGAATGCAACGAGGAGTGGACTAACAATATCATACCATACAAGAGCTGTGTGATACCACTTATGATTACCAATTGGAGTGACGCACAAACTGCCTTTTTTGATCAGAGACACATTGGTTACAGTGTTACTTTGGACAGATTGCATAAAAGTGAGCAAGGCAACAGCGACTATACTGTTGCAAGAGAATATCCTGAATGTACTACTATTGATGGTAAAATAGCAGACATGCAGAAAGAATATAAAAGAGAAACTGAGTTTTTATTTCCACAAATACCTTCTGGTAATTTAAGAGGCTTGAGCATAGAAAAAGTTTTTACATACACGCCTGGTGATGTGATGCTTTTTGATGCTTGTCAGATACATGCCAGTTGCACACGCAGAAGCAAGCCAAATTATCGTTGGCTAAAGAGTGGGATAAACATACAATTCTATAAGGAAGTATAATGAACGAAGAAACAGTATTAGAGATTAAACATTTCACAGATGATTTGTTTTGGTTTAAAACCACAAAAGGCCCAGAGTGGGAAAAGAAAAACTTCCAGCCTGGCGAGTTTACTATGATTGGTATACCGGATGCGGATGTAACACGTGCATACTCAATTGCTAATTCTCCAGATGACGAATTCTTAGAGTTCTTTAGTATCAAAGTACAAGACGGTCCACTAACAAGTAAACTACAACACATTAAAGTTGGAGATATTGTAGAAGTGAGTCATCGTGCTATCGGTACATTGTTGCTTCGTAATCTTGATCCAGAGCCATGTATTAATGAAAATGGTAGACTTTGGATGGTTAGCACAGGTACAGGACTAGCACCTTTCTTAAGTCTAGCAAGACATCCAGAGGTATATGAATATTATGAAGAAGTTATCGTTACTCACACTTGTCGTACTAACGATGAGCTCGTGTTCCGGGAAGAAATTGAAGCACACGGAGCTCGAGTGTATCAAACCGTCACTAGAGAAGAACCTGGAGAGGGTAGATTCACTGGAAGAATTACGGACAACATCGCCGACGGTAGCGTGTTCCGTGACCTGGGAATTGACCAAGAATTCTTCGACAAAAGCAGAGACAGAATAATGATTTGTGGCGGGCCTGCCTTTAACAATGAAATTCGTGACATGCTAGAAGCTGCTGGTTGGGAACATGGTACAATGAGATCACCCGGTCATTTTGTTCAAGAGCGAGCTTTTGTGGAAACTATCTGATAATAAATAACCACAAGCGGGTTGGCATTAATTGGCCCGGGTCTTGAACCCCCGAGAGGAATAGCGTCAGCGGACAGCACAACCTGCTTCTTTTAAAAATGGAGTTTAAAATGAGTTTAATAGGACACAATAGTGGTGGCGATGAATTAAAGTCTCCCAGGCTAATAATTGACATTACCGACATATATGATCAGAGATCCCGGAAAAGAAAAGAACTTGAGTTTTATACAACTGAATTACAAAAGCTAATGGATAAGATGGGAATGTTACAACACGAAATTGGCGTAACAGAAACAATTATTAGATTAATTGAAAATGAACAAATAATGGATATTGAAGAAGCCATAAAAGAGAAAAGAAAATCAATCGAATGACACATCCAAATTTAGACGAAAATAATGTATGGCGAATGAGCGAGCCGCTGAAGATTTATGTTTTTAAAGACGAAAGCACGGTAAAAATCAGTTTCCGTGTTACTGACTATGTAAACTTTAGTCGTCAAATGTCAATTGAACAATTTCAACATATTGCTGACAATTGGGAACATGGTCCTGATGGCGAAGGCGTACAAGGTTTACACACACGTGATGGCAAGTATTGGATTTATCGTAGCAGAAGCGGTCCTCGCCCAGAACGTGTTTCAGCTGACTTTGTAGTAGTAAACATTGGAGGTTGGAGTTTGCGATACTCTACAGATTATTGGCGTAGTATTATGGCAGAATTCCAACGTCAGTTAACGGAAAAAAATCATTGGGATTAACTAAATACATATATGAAAGCAATCTTTAGCATACATGGAGTGAATATACTTTTGGCACTAATCACAGTTGCCATGATTACATTTATCACGATTATGTTTCACACCTTTATGAAACTACAATATGCAAGTCCATTGGAAAACTTTACCGGTTATGTTGTGACTCCAGTAGATCTCGCCACCGACACTGTGTTAGAAACTTCAGGAACACTTGATAGACCAGTAATGTGTAACTTGATAGATTTCAAAGTGTATCTTACCAATACAGAAAATGGCGATATGATCGTATTAACTCCACGGCATTTGGTAAAGGCGCCCTCTGCCAGCATGTATCCTGGCAAAAATATACCAGTAAACTTTTCACTAAGAATTCCAGAAACTCTCACTGTTGGATTATGGTCTCCCACATTCAGTGGAAAGTATGTGTGCAAGCACGGCATCTTTACAGACATCAAATCACAGGATATAATTACTCCCACATTTGAAGTAATTGACAGCAGAAATAAAATTTAAATTATTTTATAACCTATTGTAATCATTAATAACCTTTGTTCACTTTTCTCTTGACATCAAGACGTCTTGGTGTTATATTATATGTATAAGTTAAGCAAAACAAAGGACGCACAAAATGGCATACGTATCCCAAGCAGATAAAAAAGAACTTGCTCCAGCTATCAAAGCCGTGCTTAAAAAGTACAACATGAAAGCTACTATTGCTATTCGCAACCACAGCACCTTGGTTGTTAAAGTTAAGAGCGGTGTTATTGACTTTGATATCCGTGACGGTTACGAAGATGTAAACGTATACTGGATCGACACACACTACAATGGTGTAGCACGTGACTTCCTTAACGAACTGCTGGACGCTATGAAAGGTCCCAAGTACTTCAACAATGATGACGCAATGTCTGATTACTTTCATCGTTCGCACTACACGGACATTGAAATTGGACAGTACAACCGAGCTTATGTTTGTGCAGCAAACGAACTGGAAGCAGCGTAATGTATTATATCTATGAACGTTCAAGCACTTTTATCATGGGTAAAATGAATCAGCGTACAGGCTTAGTACGTCCAGATGCTACTAAGTCTTACAAGACAATGCCAGCAGCTAAAACTGCACTAACTAAAATGAGCAAGCGATATAGAGCAGACTTGCTTGAAACTGTAAATGATCCTGTGTACCGTTACGGTATTGCTGAATCTAACTACTTTCATTCGACAATAGAAGTATAATCAGGAGACTACAATGTCTAAATTTGAAAATGAAAATGCAAAGTGGAACATGGTAGAGTGTGAAGCTGAACGCATCTATGCTCAACCAACACAAGGTGAGCAATCTATTATGATTCAACTTGACATGAAAGCATGGGCAATTAAAGTTGGAATGTGGGAATCAGCTGAATATAAAGATATTGTTGATGCACATGCCAAGGCACGTGGGTGGACTCAAACCGGCTTCACTGGTATGGAAGTAAGGTGAAGGATATTTACAATGTCCAAGAAAGTGAAACGTCCCCAAGCGCCCAAGCAACGTAATTGGTTGGCACAGCAGGTAAGAGATCCCGGCGGTCCGTTTCGAGAAAAATCTATTAAGTCTGCAAATGAATACAAGCGTAGGCCCAAGCATGTTAAAAAAGGATTTACTGATGAATCTTGATAACCATGCTGCATCTCTTTTTAGAAAAAATATAAATATGATGGTCCCATGGTACCTCATGGCGTCATATGCCTATTATAAAGAAGATGATGCTATATTAAGTGATGGATTCTTTGATGAGATGGGAAAAACGATGCTAGCTGTATGGGATGATATTGAACATTTTCATAAGCATTATATCAGTAAAGATGATTTAAGCGCAGGAACATATCTCGGTGAATATCCCGGACGGGTTGGAGGCAGTTTACAAAGTGTAAGAAAAGAATTCTTTACGAAAGCTGGAAAGGTAAAAGCAAAGTATGCAAAACAATATGAATGAAAAAGTATTTCAAAATGAAGAATTGAGGTCAATGCAGGAAACTGGAGAGTGGCCTATTGTGGATAGTCAACTATTGGCAACCAAGTATAAAGATCGGTTTGCGATGGCTGAACGTCTAATGAAGAAGATGAATACAGATGTATTTTTTGAAATCAATAATATTGAGAATGATGAATCTCCAGTAGTTGAGAATTGGAAGGATGAAAACATTCCTGATAAAAGTTTTTCTCACTGGCATCAGGGACCTGTGTACGGTTATGATATAGACACGATGGTGGGACCAACTGACTGGCATGGTGATATTGGCGATGCTGATGACTATGTCCAGCGCCGCAAAGTGTATATCTTTGATTGGACTGCGGACAAGTTAAATGAAACGGCACCTGAAGAATTGCAGTATTTTGTAAACATGCATACGGATTTTAAACCAATTCTTGAATATTATACCGACGAATGCTATAGTGAACAAAAGCCCGATTGGGGACGTGTATTGCATAAACTAATGATTATTGAGTACAGTACTCCTACAGCCAATGATGCAAATAGATCAGAACACAGAGCTCACAATACTGAACGTTTTGGTGACGAGCATTGTGACGAGACATTGGCTGGTTTACATCTAGGAGAAAATTATGTGGAGTTTCATGCAAAAAATACAAAAACTGAGAAATGGGAAACAATGGATGGTTTGGAAAACAACCAGATGCTGTGGATGTTCGGCGAGCATGCAGAACGAAGCGGCTGGAAAGTTACTACACATGGCATGACACACAACCCAGATCCAAATTTAGATACCCGTTACAGTATTATCTTTGATTTACAAGCTAGGTACAATACAAAAAAAATATATTGACATAAACACAGTCATACTATAAATTATATAGTATACAATCTAAAAAGGAAAACAAACATGCTAGTACCTATGGTGGTAGAACAAACAGGACGTGGTGAACGTTCATACGACATTTACAGCCGTCTACTCAAAGACCGTATTGTAATGCTCAACGGCGAAGTAAACGATAACAGTGCAAACTTAGTAGTAGCACAAATGCTTTTCCTAGAATCACAAAACAGTGAAGAAGATATCAACTTCTATATTAACAGCCCAGGCGGTAGTGTAACAAGCGGCCTTGCGATTTACGATACAATGCAGTTTATCAATGCACCAGTATCAACAATTGTAATGGGACAAGCATGCAGTATGGGCAGCTTCTTGGCAATGGCAGGTGAACCCGGCAAGCGTCTTGTATTGCCCAACAGTCGTACAATGATTCACCGTGTTAGCTCAGGTACACGTGGTACAAGCGGCAGTGTACATGTACAAGAACTTGAGATGGAAGACGCAATCCGCAGCTTTGAAGAAAGCAAAAAACTAAATCGTCAGCTTACTGAAACATATGTCAAGCACAATACAGCGGGCAAGACATATGAAGATATGTTTGAGACAATGAAGTTTGATACATTCCTATCAGCATCAGAAGCAGTTGAATGGGGCTTGGCAGACAAGGTTATCGTTAAAAAATAATTAAATATGCATAAATAGATGTATAGTAGGGGAGCTTCTGCTCCCCTTTATCATCTAAGGAAGCATAAAATGAAAATTGATGAATTCGTAACAGAAGCAGAACAACGTTTAGATCCATCATGTTGGAAGGGCTACCGTAAGGATGGCACCAAAATGAAAGGTGGCAAGCGTGTTAATAATTGTGTTAAAGTAAGTGAAACAGAATACACTTATGAATGTGACGAAGAATTTTTTGAAGATTATGGTTACTTGGGTTATAGCCTGTGCGAAAGTGAACTTTTTGAAGCGGAATATCAAGGACGTACTGTTAAACTAAACAAGCCAATGCAAGGCGATGTAAAGAAGTTTAAAGTATATGTTAAGGACCCAAAAACAGGAAACGTTAAGAAAGTTAACTTTGGTCACGGCGGAAGCAGTGTCAAAGGCAAAGCTATGAAGATTCGAAAAAATAATCCCAAAGCACGTAAGAGTTTTAGAGCAAGACATAATTGTGACAATCCAGGACCAAAGACAAAAGCACGTTATTGGTCTTGTAGAAAATGGTAAGGAATTAAACAATGAGTGATTATCAACATCCACATAAAGATCCAAATTTAAGCGGACCAAACCGCGCAATGGAATACAACGCTGCAGGACTTCCTGCACTACGAGTTATTGGAAATAACTTTGGTTGGGGTATACAACTAGCAGACGGCGATATTGACGGCGTAAGCCATATTGAAAAGTTTGGTATGAACCTAGACGTAGACAGTGATAAAGAAACCATCTGGGACGGCGGCGGAATTTACACATACATTGAAACAGCCGAAACACTTACTGTAACAAGTGATAGCATAGAAGATGCGCCAGCTGGTTCTGGTGCTAGAATTGTAGAGATACAAGGCATGAATCAAGCAGGTGAAGTTGTTGTGGAAACAGTTGATGTTGGCACAACCACCATTGGAGCATTTAAACGTGTGTTTCGTGTTAAAATATTAACAGCAGGTTCTAGTGGTGTTAACGAAGGAACTATCAGTATTACTAGTGATGATACATCAACAGTATTAGCAATTATCGGCATTGATGGAACAGGTTCAAATGCAGCAGGACGTGGACAAACGTTTATGGCACAATATACAATTCCGGCAGGTAAGACAGGTTATATTACACAATGGACTGTTGGTGCTGGTAAACAAAATACAGATGCAATTGCAATGCTTATGACACGTGATCCAGATGCACCAGGCGACGGTAGTTGGAATGCTCGTGATATTATCACAGTAAGCGCAACAACATATGCTAAAAACTATAATATCCCAATTGTAGTAAATGAATGTGATGATATTGAAGTTCGTGCTTACAGTACTACAAATAATTCACTAGTAAGTAGTTCATTTTGTGTAATCCTAATTGACAACCCTGCATAAATATCGGCATGAAAATACATGATATACTAGAACAGCAGATTGAAGAAGGTCCCAACGATCCTCACATTTTTAAAGCAGTATTCCTAGCAGGTGGTCCTGGCAGTGGCAAAAGTTTTGTCGCCAACCGGATGCTTGCTGGTTCTGGTCTTAAAAGTGTCAATAGTGATGAAATCTACGAATATTTGATGCAAAAGCATGACATGGATATGAGTGATCCAGAAGTTATTGCTAGTCCACAAGGACAAGAGACACGAGACCGTGCCAAGTCACTTACTAAAAAGCGTGAAAATATCTACCTGGATGGACGCTTGGGTCTTATTATCGACGGCACTGGTAAAGATGTTGCCAAAGTATCCAAAGCAAACAAAGCACTCAAAGAACTTGGCTATGACACACTGATGATTTTTGTCAACACCAGCGAAGCAGTAGCACAACAACGTAACCAAGCTCGAGCAAGAAGTATACCCGCTGAGATGGTCACTAAAATGTGGCAATCTGTACAACAGAACCTTATGAAATTTCAACAACTGTTTGGCGCGGCAAATTTCCTAGTTGTTGATAATTCGGGTGGATTGGAAGATCCAGATCGCGCAGAAAACTTCCAAGAAGTAGACAAAAATCTACGTAAATTTTTGGGTACACCTCCCAAGATGCCAGCCGCCAAACGTTGGATACAGGATAATAAAAAATAAAGTAGTAATATTTGGATTGCTGATAAAGTAATAAATAATATATGGAAGATACATGTGTATCTTTTTTTAAACAAAGGTAAAGCGCATGTATACATATAAAGCAAAATTAATTAGAGTCATTGATGGTGACACAATCGATGCTGAGATTGATCTTGGATTTAGTGTTTTTGTCAAACAGCGGATCCGATTATATGGTATTGATACTCCCACTAGTAGATCTAAAAATGAAGAAGAAAAAATATTAGGCTTGGGATCAAAACAATGCTTAACTGAATTATTGACCTCTGAATTTATTGTTGAAACTATATTAAATAAACGAGGAAAGTTTGGAAGGATCTTGGGAATTATATATTCTATTGATCCTGAAACACAGGAAACGACTAATATAAATGATACATTGGTGGAGCGTGGATTTGCTAATCCATATTATTTAAAATGAGATTATACGGCTTTTGGACAATATTTGCCGCCCTGTCAATTAGTATAGTTGCAGCATATTATAGTATTATTGGGTTAGTGGCAATCTTTGCTAGTGCCATGGTGCCTATTATTATTATGGGTGTTGTGTTGGAAATAGGAAAGCTAACTTCAGCAGTGTGGTTACATTTGTATTGGAAGCAAGCAGCATTTCTCATTAAAACATATTTGACTGTAGCAGTATTAACATTAATGTTCATCACGAGCATGGGAATCTTTGGTTTCCTATCCAAAGCACATATTGAACAAACAAGTTTAGCGACTGAGGGCGTGGCTCAGATTGAACGTATTAATACTGATATCGCACGTAATGAATCAATCATTGCTAGAGCGGAACAAAAAATTATAAAAGCAGAAACCAGTACTGGTAATGAAAATGACAGTCTGCAAGAACAAATCAATACTGAACAACAGCGTATTGACAACACATACATCCGCATTCAACCTGCAATTGAAGAACAAAACCTTATTATACAAAATGCAAGATCTGATGATGCAACTCGTACTGCCCCGTATGAAGAACAACTTACTAGCATAAAAGCAGAAGTATTAAGGCTCGAGGCAACTGCCAATGAATATGAACAAAAAATTACAACACTAAATGCAGATACTTCAACAGTTGAGCCGTTACTAAACAACATCACAAGCATTGAGCAAGAAATTATCCGTGTAACCAATCAACTACAAAGCAAAGAGCGTGAACAAGTACGTGCTGGACAGGCGATTATCGGAGTAACAAGTGACGGAGCATTTGGTAACAACACACGCAGAGCATTGGTAGCTTGGGTTGATGCACAACGTGAGCGCATCACACAAATACAAACAGATGTATCTAAAATACGGGTAGATGCAACTGGACAAGTTGAAGCTGAACGTAAGCGATTAGCTAACGTGGTTGACAACATTCGCACAACACAAATACCTACACTTAAACAACGTGAAGTAACAATGCTGGGTAAGATTGAAGAAGTGCGTTCTACAGAGTCTCCTGCAATCGCAACAGCAAGAGATGAAATTGCTAGAATTAGAAATAGTGCAGATGCACAGGTATTGGCAAGCCAAGAACTAATACAGCGCCTGCGTAATAATATACAAATCGGTGCCGACAATCAAGTTGAAGACACTATTCAAGCAGAGACTGATAAAATTAAATCTGCTAATTCTGCTATTGACATTCTCATTGAACAAAAGTATACTTTAGAGGCAACTGCAAGACAACTTGAAGCAGAGGTTGGTCCAGTTAAATATATTGCTGAGTTGGTATATGGATCCGGTGCAGAAAACATGTTGGAGGAGGCAGTACGTTGGGTTATATTACTATTGGTATTTGTATTTGATCCATTAGCAATTGTTCTTGTTATTGCTGGTATCACACTTGTAGAAAACAATCCAAGCAAGCGAAAGAAAGTAATAAAAGATAAAAAGATAGAACCAGAGCCAATTGTAGAACCAGCAGTCACAGAAAAACCAGAACCACAGACTGTAGCTGAGTCAGTAGTGTTTGTTGACGACCAAGGACAGCAATACACTATTGACGAAGAAACAGGCAAGAAAAACTACCTTATTGATCAACAACAGTATGAATTAAACAACAAATCAAGAAAGCAAGCGCATAGAGAAGCAACCCTGAATCAAGTTGGAAAAACAGTAGCTAATATGAAACAAGAAGGCTTATGGCCGTCATCCAATGTACCTACTGAACGCATTGCAGTAAAAGATATTATTAATGCAGATGGAACCGGTGAAATTGAGAAAATGCTCGAAGTCGCAGATGAAGAAACTATACAACAAGTGTATCAAGCATTAACCAAAGAAATTAATATAGGTAAAAAATGAAACGAGACAACAGCAGTTACACTGTAACTAGCCCCGACTTAATGCTGACAGACAATGGCATTAGTATAATGATAATTAGTAATCAAAAAAAGTTTGTTGATGATGTAAAACTACTAATTGAAAAGTGTATTACCAGTAGTATTATATTTTATGTACAACAAACACCAACCAATGAGCAATCTCTCCCTTGGCTCTGGTATGTTAGCCGTTCAGTTGATATTATGATTGTTGATCTAGACACGTGCCAGTGGACTGATATTTTAGCTGCAACTGCAAAAGAGAACGGTTTTGTTGCATTTTACTCTCCCAAAAATAAAAAATTAGATGCAATTCGCTTGTTGAATGTTCAAGCTAAATATCCGATACTACAAAACTGGGAAGAAGTCGAACAAATGATAAAAAAAGAATTTTATGGTCCAGCTGATATCCAATAACCCCTACTGCAACTTTTGTGGAAAAGCAAATGATGAAGTAAGCCAGTTACTGCAAGGCGAATCGCCGCAGATACATATTTGTGATAAATGTGTTGGGTTGAGTCATGACATTCTAGAAAAGAAGCGGCGCCGCCATAGTCGAACTAAAATTATTAATAATATTAAACGAAATATTGGTGGAATATCTCCTCCAAAAATACACGAGCATTTAAACAAATATATAATTGGTCAGGATCATGTTAAAAAAGGTGTAAGCGTAGCAGTATATAACCATTACAAGCGGGTATTATTAAATGATGGTGATGTTGACATACAAAAAAGTAACTTGTTATTATTAGGACCCACAGGCGTAGGTAAAACTTTGATTGCCCAAACTCTAAGTAAAGTACTGGAAGTGCCGTTTGTTATTACTGATGCAACTACTATTACTGAGAGTGGATATGCCGGGGACGATGCTGAGGTACTAATCCAGCGCCTAGTTCAAGCTGCTGATTATAATATTGAAAAAGCACAAATTGGTATTATCTATGTAGACGAGATTGATAAAAAAGCAAAGCGTAACGACATGGTATCACTGAGCAGAGATGTGAGTGGCGAAGGCGTACAGCAAAGTTTACTCAAGTTAATGGAAGGCACTGTGGTAAAGGTACCAAATAAGCCACAAGCTAATCCAGAAACTATAGAAATAAATACCAAGGATATCTTGTTTATTGTAAGTGGAGCATTTGTTGGTTTAGACAATCAGGTAATGCAACGGTTAGGTAAAAGTAAGATTGGATTTACTGACAAATCACTAAGTGAACACCAATGGGAAGAACACCTGGAAACACGAGACTTAGTACAGTACGGATTAATACCAGAATTTGTTGGTAGAATTCCATGTGTAAGTGTATTGCGTGAATTAACTGAAGATGACTTGGTCAAAGTACTAACAGAACCCAAGAATAGCTTAGTAGAACAATATAAAGCTCTATTTGCACTTGACAAATTTAATTTAGAGTTTACAATAGAAAGTGTTAAGGCAGTGGCTAACATTGCGATTAATCAAGGTCTTGGTGCTAGGGGATTACGAAAAATTTTAGACGATGCACTAATGGACACACAGTATAATCTTCCCGACAATCATGCCAGGGGGTTTACTAGTGTGTTAATTACTGACGAAGTGATAAATAAAGGTAAGAAACCACACATGCAAAAAGGCAGTAATATTGAGTAATAAGTATAATAATTCCAAGGATAAAGGCCCAAGGGTTATAGCAAATAGAAACATCACGCAATCAACGATACGTGTCAATTGGGATGATAATAGCGAAATTATGAAGACCACAGAAGCACTTGCTCTTGCTAAACAATTAGAGCTTGACTTGGTTTTGATTGTGGAAAAAGCAGATCCGCCAGTTTGTAAAATAGTGGACCTAAATAAGTATCTTTATGAACAAAAACAAAAGGCTAAAGAATCAAAGAAACGTCAGCGGGAGTCAGCGACAGAACAGAAAGAGATACGATTAGGTATCAACACTGATCTAAATGACTTGAATACCAAAGCGAAACATGCTCAGAAGTTTTTAGAAAAACAAGCCACAGTTACATTAACTGTTATCTTACGTGGCAGGGAGAGAGCAAAGCATCATTTAGCAATAGAAGTATTACATAGATTTGCTAACTTAATTGATGTTGAATTAGAAAATATTAGCAGGGCTGGCAATCGAGTAAGTGCCAAGATAAAAAATAATGTCAAAACATCCTAAATCAGAAAGAGCGGCAGTAGACGTTCGCAATAATAATGTAGATCAGGCAATGCGCCGATTGAAAAAAGTTTTAACCAACGAGGGCATTTTCCAAGAGTTAAGGGATCGTACACAGTTTACGACTAACACTGAGAAACGTCTGAGAGCCGCGGCGGCTGGAAAAGCACGTTGGCGTAAAAAACAAGCTAAGATTAATAATTCTTAACTTGACTATATACGCTCTAGCGTATATTATAGTTTTATACGCTCTAGCGTATAAATAAAACAGGATGCCAGTTAAGCTGGGTCCTAAAAATACATCTTGCTTAAAAGGAGATAAAAGATGAATACATACATGACAAACATGTTCATTGATGCTGTGCAGAATGCCAAGCGTGAATGGATTAAAACTTTCGTTAAAACCGAATCACTAGCAAAGCCTATGAATAACTTTGTTGATGCACAAACAACATACACCAAAGAGCTTGCAAAGACAGCAACTGATATGGGTGATGCAGTTGGTGCAACAGTTGCAGATGCAATCAAAGCAACAGGGGTAACGAAATGAATACAAGATTAACCACACTTGATTTAAATAAAATTACACCGTATGCGGTGGGTTTTGATAAAATCATTACTGATATGTTTCAGTATGCCGAAAATAATGTGGCAAGCACTGGTTATCCACCATACAACATTCGCCAGAATGAAAACAAATTTCAAATTGAAATTGCATTAGCTGGCGTTACCAAAGATGATTTGGATATCACTGCTGAAGGTGGCAAACTAACAATTACACATAATCCACAAGAAGTTGAACAGGCAGGTGAATGGCTACATCGTGGCATTGCACAGCGCAAGTTTAAACGTACATGGACACTGTCAGATGACGTAGTTGTAAACGGAGCCACAATGGAAAATGGCATGCTTTATATTGAACTAGAACGCATTGTTCCAGAAGAGAAAAAAGCAAAGACTATCAAAATTAAATAAGTATAACTAACACAGTGGGGAAATTATTCCCCACTGTAACTAAATGGAAAATATAATGACTCAAGCGGCTAACCAAGAAAACACTGCAATTAAATTAAAAGCACCCAACAAGTATAATATCATTATGCTAAATGATGAATCTACGCCCATGGATTTTGTAGTACAGATTCTAATGGTTATTTACAGACATGATCTGGAAAGAGCTAAAGAAATTATGCTGGAAGTTCACGAAAAAGGACGGTGCATTGTGGGTACATATAGCTTTGAAATCGCAGAACAGAAGAGTACCGAAACTATTACCGAGTCCCGTTCAGCTGGATATCCGTTGGACGTTATTATCGAAGAAAATGAGTAAATGAAAATAGCAATCACGCAACGTGTGATTGACTATCGCAACGGGCCATATGATGCACTTGATCATGGATTTTATTCCATGTTCAAGGATCATACTTTGAGGCCGATTCCAAACAAATTAGATCATTATCGCACAGATTGGATACATGATAGCGATATCGTAGTGTTTACTGGCGGCAATAGTATGATTACTGGAGATTGGCAATATAATCAAGAACGCCTACAGGTAGAGAAACACACTTTAGATTTGGCAAGACTGTACAATAAACCCATACTGGGTATTAGCAGAGGTTGTCAATTCTTAACGACTAGTCTTGGTGGATCAATAGATAAAAATGATCGGCATGCCCGAGATCACATTGTATACTATAAAGACATTACTAAAAATGTATGCAGTAGACATGGTGAAATATTGGGAACTATTCCCCCAGGAGCAACAGTACTTGCCCGAGATCCACAGGGTAATTGCGAAAGTTGGAAATTAGATAATATAGTAACTATGTTATGGCACCCTGAACGGATGATAGATCATTGGATGCCAGACGAGGCATTGTTTTTATTATCTTGACAGCCTAAATTTTTTATGTTATATTAGTCATGCAGCCAAAGAGGAGAGCTGAATGAAAGTTGGATTTACCTGTAGCACATTTGATTTACTACATGCAGGCCACGTACAAATGCTACGTGAAGCAAGAGAGCATTGTGACTATTTAATTTGCGGTTTACAGATGGATCCTAGTCCAGATCGTCCGGAAAAGAATCCTCCAGTACAAAGTATTGTGGAAAGATACACCCAACTTAATGCAATACACTTTGTTGATGAAATTATCCCTTATTCTAGCGAAAAGGATCTAGAAGACATCTTGACAATGTTTAGTATTGATGTTAGAATACTAGGTGAAGAGTATAGAAATAAGGATTTTACTGGAAAAGACATATGTCGAAGCAGAGGAATATCCTTGTACTTCAACAAAAGAGATCATCGTTTTAGCTCAAGCGACTTGAGGCGACGAGTAGCAGAAAGAGAAAAGAATGATTAAAAAGTCTGATCCTACCATCAACGAGCTTAGAAAAATATTTAGAGATGCAGGTCTCGAATACTATGTTAAAAAACAAAAAGGCGGTATTGTAAAAGTTCACTTTGTGGTTACGGAAGAAGAAAATGCTAAAACCTGAAGATATTTCAGAGTGTATTTGGATTAAGGAGAATCCGCAATGACAACACATGCCATGATTGACCTAGAAACATTAGGTGCCCAAAACAATACTGTGGTGCTAACTTTTGGTGGAGTCAAGTTTGACCCTAATAGCATTAGTGAAACATATCAGCATTTTTATCATCGTTTAGAAGTAGATGAGCAAATTGCTCGAGGACGAACAACTGATGAAAGCACGTTGGAATGGTGGGGGCGCCAGGATCCCAAGGTAATGGAAGAAGCGATGGGCGAAGGAAATCGTACTTCTGTGGACCAAGTATTAACTGACCTAACTAGATGGTGCGTAGGTGTTGATGCGATCTGGGCTCAAGGAAGTACCTTTGATATACCCATTATGGAGAACTTATTTAAACAATATGAGAAACACGTTCCTTGGCCTTTCTGGAAGATCCGTGATGCACGAACACTTATGCAAATCATGCCCAGCGATCCACGCAAGGCGATGAATTTTGAAGCACACAACGCACTAGAAGACTGCAAAGTGCAGGCATTGTGTGTACAACAAGTATTACAACAATTGGAGTTAACAGTACGATGAGAATTGAAAATGAAGTTCTACTAGACTACAGTGACGTTCTTATTCGTCCTAAGCGTAGTACACTAGGGTCTCGCAAAGATGTAGATTTGAACCGCAAGTTTAAATTTGTAAATTATGTACCAGACTTCCCAGATAATGTAGAACCAGTACACTACTATGGTACTCCTATTATGGCAAGTAACATGGATGGTGTTGGTACATTTGAACAAGCAGATGCATTAGCAGACATGAATATGTTTACTTGTCTAGTAAAGACATACAGTGTAGAAGAACTGGTTGCGTATTTTAATACTGGTAGTGACCGCTTTAAGCGTACCTCACATGTTGCAGTGAGTGTTGGTATTACTGAACGAGACGAAAAAAAGTTTAGTGATGTTTACGCACAAATTGGTGAAAATCTAAAGTATGTGTGTATCGATGTTGCTAACGGATATAGTGAACGATTTGTTGATTATGTGAAACATTTCCGTGAAACTTATCCACATCTAGTAATTATCGGGGGTAATGTTGTTACCGCAGACCAAACACAGGAGTTAATCTTAAATGGAGCTGATATCGTTAAAGTTGGCATTGGTCCTGGTAGTGTATGCACTACTCGCATACAGACTGGTGTTGGTTATCCTCAACTCTCCGCTGTCATCGAATGTGCAGATGCTGCGCATGGTCTCGGCGGTCATATTATTGCCGATGGTGGTTGCACTTGTCCTGGGGATGTAGCAAAAGCATTTGCTGCTGGCGCTGACTTTGTGATGCTAGGTGGTATGCTTGCCGGTCACGACGAAGGCGGCGGCGAAGTTATTACTAAAAGTTATATTACAAATGAATTTATTGACGGGAATACTCGAAAGTTTGATAAAAAACAGTTTGTGCAGTTTTACGGTATGAGTTCAGATGCGGCAAACACAAAACACTTTGGTGGTTTAAAAGATTATCGCAGTAGCGAAGGACGTGAAGTCCTTGTACCTTATCGAGGCGCAATTGCTGGAACAGTGCAAAATATCTTGGGTGGCATTCGTTCAACTTGTACATATGTTGGTGCAAAAGAATTAAAACAACTAACCAAATGTACAACATTTGTCCGTGTAAATAATCAGTTCAATCGTACATATGAGAGTACAACCACTAAACTATAGATGCATCCATAATATAGATAGTTTATTCATGGTGAATATCGGTTAAATAATAGTAAGAATCTATTTCTTTTTATTTTTTAGGAGATATAACATGGCACAAAAACCATTTATTTCAGACATGGGTATTAGACTAGGCGACTGGTTACTTACTCAAAACTCAGATGGCGATTTAACAGCAGGTCACGTAGCAGTTGATGCAAACAATGCGCAACGAGCATTTAGAGCTGACCACGGCATTAAAATTGGCAACTGGGAAATGTATGCAGACGGTGATGAGCTATCTGTTACAGAAAACAGAGCAATGGCTGGTTCACAGAGACCTTTCATTGCTGATGCAGGTTTTCAGATCAGCGACTGGACATTTACACAAGACACAGACGGCAATATGCTGTTAAGCACAACTGCTATAGTTAGCGTTGGTACAGAAACATCAGGCGATACAGGATCAGGCAATACATTTGAGTGGAGTGATTGGTCAGCATCTACACTAGCATATACATTAGACAATCCAAATCCTTATGGTACAAGTCTTAATGATCGCTTTGGCTATTCAGTTGCAGTCGATGGAGACTATGCTATTGTTTCTGCTATTTATGAAGATGATGCAGGTGGCGGTAATTCAGGTAAAGCATATATCTACAATGTATCAACTAGTTCGTTAGTTCATACATTAGATAACCCTAATGATTTTAGTTCAAGTTCCGAAGATCAATTTGGTAACTCAGTTGCAATATCTGGTAACTATGCTATTGTAGGTGCTAGTAGAGAAGACGATGTAAGTGGTTCTACTTCAGGTAAAGCATACATATTTGATGTAACAACTGGTGCCCTAGTTCATACACTAGACAACCCGAATGTTTATGGAACGAGTACTAGTGATTACTTTGGCATTTCAGTAGCAATATCAGGTGACTATGCTATTGTAGGTGCTTATGCTGAAGACGATGCAGACGGTAGTGCTTCTGGTAAGGCGTATATCTTTGATGTTACTACTGGTGCTTTACTTTATACACTAGATAACCCTACTGCTTATGGTACAAGTGCTGGTGATAGGTTTGGCGGTGCGGTAGCAATATCAGGTAACTACGCTATTGTAGGTGCTGAAATGGAAGATGATGCTGTTGCTTTTGAAAATGATGATGGTGATGAAGAATTTATTGTCGGCTTTGGTAGTGGTAAAGCATACATCTTTGATGTAACAACTGGTGCCCTAGTTCATACACTAGACAACCCGAATGCTCATAGTAACAGTGACGATGATTACTTTGGTAATTCAGTAGCAATATCAGGCGACTATGCTATTGTAGGTGCTTATGCAGAAAGCGATAATGGCGGTGACTATTCAGGCAAAGCATACATCTTTGATGTAACAACTGGTGCGCTAGTTCATACACTAGACAATCCAAATCCTGATGGCTCAAGTCTTGGTGATGAATTTGGACGATTTGTAGCAATATCAGGCGACTATGCAATTGTCTCTGCGACAGGAGAAGATGAGTCGCCGAAAACGCCGACTAATTACAATTCAGGAAAAGTATATATTTACAATGTCACTTCAGGTGCCTTAGTTGAAACATTAGATAATCCAAATGCATATGACACCGAAGTAAATGATAGGTTTGGTCGATCAGTAGCAATATCAGACGGCCGTGCTATTGTTAGTGCATATGATGAAGATGATGCTGGTGGTACTAGTTCAGGTAAAGCATATATCTTTACAGCTGGCTGAGATTTTACGCATAATACTACAACAGTACAGAAATAAAAATAAAAAGGGGGCATCTAATGCTCCCTTTTTCTACCTGCGCAGATCTGCACAGTTGCATAAGATGCATATCGTGTTTGCATGGATAGCAGTAGTAAACACGGATTTTTCGTGTTATATTGATATAAATAAAGGTGTAGAAGGAAACAACGTTTACTTTTACAAGCGACCTCAGCTTAGAAAAAATGAGTGGCAACTGGGAAAGACCGTGGCATGATCCATGCCTTAAAAGAGATTGACGCCTAGAAAAGACTAGGGGTATTGCTTCCCTCAAGCATCCGAAAACAGAATGGAGAACTAAAATGACACTAAACTTTTTTAGTGCGATAACTAATTTTCTTGGCGGACGCAAAGATTCTGCCACTTATCGCACAGACTTAATGACATATGCAAAAACAGAATATCGCAATGATTGGCAATTTGCATACAATTATATGTTAACACACAATGGAAATGGTCCATCATACAGATACACACAAGGGATAAACTAATGATTAAACAACTTCAAGCACTACTAACAAACATTCGTAACACAATGGAATACAACAAGCAAGTACGCGACACTTACAACCAACTTTCAGCACTAAACAATCACGAACTAAATGATATTGGTATCTCACGTGGTGAGATTTATGACATTGCACATAAATCATTCAAGAAGCCAGCTAAAGTGACGGTTAAAGCAGAACAAGTAAAAGTAAATGAAAACTTGAGAGGATTTGTATAATGTTTATGGAAAAATTAAATCTTCGCTTAGAAATTATTGGATACTCACGTGCAATTGGCGCAATGGTAGGACAACCAGGAATTACTGCTGCACATGTTAAAAGCCTATATGAAGCCCGTGCTGTATCAGAAGCAAAGTTACGTGAACTAAAAGCACAAGCTAAAGAACAACGTTTTGGTAAAACAGCAAATGCTTAAATTAATAATTGAATTTTTTGATAAGCTCGCTGTATATAAACGTGCATCTATTCTTGCCGAAGCAGGCGACATTGAAGCAGCCAGAGCTCTTATGCTAGACTAGTATAACAAACACATAAGTGAAAAAAGGGAGCATACTGCTCCCTTTTTCTATGATTGCAGTTAACTATATAGATAAATACTAGTAACATAAGGTGAAGCAAATGAGCAAGTCTGGATTAACTAGAAGCATATACGACCAAATTATATCTGCAGAGTCTCAAGACGAAAAACTTGCAGTGTTGCAGAAGTATAATAAAGAGTCACTCTTTAGGAGGATTGTATTTTTTGCATATAATCCAATGATACAATTTGATATGAATAATTTTCATACTACCAAAACCGGAACACCTCATGGACTCGGTATTAGTAAATTTATGCATATTTTTGATGACATTATCAACAATAATTTAACAATCCAAGAGGCGAACTTTGCATGTCAAATTGCAATGGGACATATCAATAGCACAGAGGCAGATATTTTCAAGGGAATTTTAACTAAAACATTAGACTTGGGTTTGGAAAATGATACTATTAACAAAGCATATGGCGGTATGATTCCAGGATATCCACTACAGCAGGTGGCGATGTTTAATAAAGACTCAGTGAAAAAATTCACATATCCCTGCGTTGTACAGAAAATGTCTTCCGGTATGAGAGTAAATATTGTTGTTAAAGGAGATATTGTGCAGTTTAGAAATAAGCAAGGAGAGATATTTCATGAATTTGATAAATTCGCTTCACAGTTTTCAGCACTCGCACAAAATGGAAATATAGTTTTTGACGGACATGCCGTTGCAATTGATGAAAAAAACAATCCAATTGCAGATCTAGAAGATGAAGAAATACTATCATATGATATTGATTATATCAGATTTATACTCTGGGATAGCATTAGGTTTGACGGATTTGTTGAAGGCGAAGATAGTAGAATTGGATATAACTGGAGATTTAATGGACTAGAACATATGATGTTTTTGTCTGTTGATCAGGTTTCTGATCCAATTTATGGACTACCTCAGCAACGTATTGTTGAAAATCTACAACAAGCAATTGATATATCTGACGAGCTCGGTGATGTTGTGTTAAAAGACTTTAGTGGCACTTGGCGTACTGGTGTAACTAGTTATGAAGTAGCCATCAGTAAATCAAAACTAGACTGACCGAATTTAGTACCATTGATGCTACAACTAGCGCATACTCCCTTGCGTGTTCCTGATGCTAGTCCATGGCGGATACTTGTTAACTTATCACTATTCCAGCAATTGACAAAACCTTCAGTTAGTATATTTCCCATGCTGCCTGCTTGACGATGCCAATCATTACAGCACATGACAATATTTCCGTTCCAATCAATTAACGTTTTGTAGAATGGCAAGTAACATTTATTCTGTATACCAGATCCTCCCATTAAACCTCCACGGTTATTGAAGCCGTATTCAGTTATTAAGTTTTGTGCATTGCCATCGTCATAATGATTTCTTAAACGCCACTCATAAATGTCCTGAAATTCTGACAGCATCTTTTCTTGTCGGTCGTTGTATTGCTGATCCCCATCATAACAATCAACTGTTAATTTATCCAAACCAGCCTTAAACATGGATACAGCGTAATCTATGTGCGTATCAATAAGTCTATCACCGTTAGTGGTAACTTCGATATAAACATTTGCTTGATTTAGTATACTAATAATCTCACGCAATTGTGGATGGGTGTGAGGCTCACCAAATCCAGTAATGTGAATGTCACCATACCAGTCGGTGTTGTTTAATTGTTCTACTAATAATCGAACAGTATCCAAAGACATAAACTTTTTTTCGTTGGGGTAAATTTCTGGGTCAGCTCTCGGGCAAAAGCTACACGTGCGATTGCATAACTCAGTAATATTGAGTTCTATTGTTGCTAGTCCTGGAAGGTTAACACTGTGTATATTTGCAGCATCGTGTCGTTTTTGTCTTGACACAATGTGTTGTTGCGGATTAAAAGATGTCATTTTTACTTTTTGTTTGATATTTTATCAATATAACGAAATCCAATGTGATCGTATAAACCACTAAAGACTTCACGTTTGGCTAATGCACGTATTCTACCACGTAATTTATCATATGTACGCTGGTACCATTTAAATCCAGTTATTATTTTTCCTGAGTAAGTCAGATAATATAATTGTCCAATGTGTTTATAATAACCGAATGGAGGAACAGCGCATATAATGTCATTTGTATTTTGGAAACGATATGCTTTGATAGTTTTAAACTGTTTAGCCCATACACGACAGCCAACTCTTGGCGAACCATATGTGTATAATTGTAAGTCTATTCCCATTAAATGCATTCTACTAGCAAATAATGTTGCCATTGCTGCTCCTAAACTGTGTCCGCAGATAACAAGTTGTTTGTTTGTCCCACCCAACCATTTTACTATAGGGTCATGTATCTTGTCAAGTTCTCCTTTGAACCCACTGTGTACATGCCCCACAGTGTCACTGTCTCTTGGCCATGCCTTTATGTCAGCAATTATATCACTAAATTCAGTAGGCTGCGTTCCTCTAAAAACTACAAATATATAATCGGGAGTTTCAATCCCATAGGCCTGTGCGCCGTCTTGATCAAAAAACTTTAGTTTGGTATGTATGATGACACGTTTAAATAAAAACTTTTTAAATTTTTCCAAGCCATAATAGCTTTCTTCACTTAGTTCAGCGCAAAGTCTTGCTAAATTCCAATCAATCATTTTTCGTCACCGGTAGTTTAACTATTCGTTCCAGTCTTAGATAATGTACTCTTGTGTTTGGTACATATCTCCACACTGTCCCTCTGCCATTGTCAATTTGAAATATAGTTTGGGTGATCCCTATGCTTACGATAATAGCCTTTTCACCATCTAGAAAAACTTGATCACCAGGCTCGAATCCTGGTTTCATTTTCCATCGTATGCCTGCGACTAAATCACCAATAAGATCTTTCATCCAAAGTCCTAGTATACCAGCTAACAGTAATACTAAGTATGGAGTTAAAAATTGTACAATTGTTTCAGCTTCTTTTTCCATAATACTATTTATCCTACGATTATAAATAACACTATGGTTTATAGATTATTTAATAATAGCGAAGTGAATATTGTTTTCCCTCCAGGCACTGGTGGAAATCTATTATGTCAAATAATAAATGATTATCTGGGAATGGAAAGTGATAGTTATTTTCCAATAAGAAATAACGAATGGTCATTGCGCCCAAATAGCCAAGTAGGACTATGTCATTTACATGAGTTTTTTAAATTAAAAGATCAAACAGTTAAAGTATATACTGCAACACGCTATCAAGAAATATTAAATTATTTGCAAGACCGGTTAACTATTATCATACATCCAGATGAATACGCTGGGTTCGTCGACTGCTTGGCACTGGTTAAGAAGTGGCACCGTGATGGCGGCGACACTGACATATATTTGAGAGCCCAACGTGATCGAGGATATCCTAATCACAAATGTCATCTTAAACAAAACCAACATTATAAACATTTTAGTAATCTGTTAACTGGTGAGGTGATAAACATAGACTATAGTGAGCTATTTGTCAAAAAAGAACAATCAGAATGGGACTTGATAGCCCATGCAGTTGGAATATCCACACTATTCCCCCAGTCTTTAGAAAGCTACCACCAAAATAATATTGATTTAATGCTTGACATTGAATAGGCGCAGTAGTATTATTAGGTATATATAAAATCAAGGAGATATTAATGACTAAAATTGGAACTAAGATCCCTGCTATTACATTTAAGACTCGAGTACGTGACGAGTCTGTAGGCGGTGATAACCCTTTCCGTTGGCAGGACGTCACTACCGACGACATGTTCAGCGGTAAAAAAGTGGTAGTGTTTTCACTACCCGGTGCCTTTACGCCCACTTGCTCAACTATGCAAGTACCGGGCTATGAAGCAAATGCCCAAGCGTTTAAAGACAAAGGTGTTGATGACATTTATTGTGTGTCAGTAAACGATTCCTTTGTTATGAACAAATGGGCAGCAACAGTAGTCGAAGGCGGATTGCAGAATGTGAAAGTAATTCCCGACGGCAATGCAGAACTAACTGAAGCACTTGATATGAGTGTTACCTTTAACAATCGTGGCTTTGGTCTACGGTCGTGGCGGTTTGCAATGGTAGTAGAAGATGGTACTATCACAGGTTGGTTCGAGGAGCCAGGTCGTTGTCAAGACAGTGATCCGGATCCAATGGTGAATCAGCACCAGAGACTGTACTAGCAGCAATTTAAAAAATAGTGGAGCCCTCAAGGGCTCCACTACTACTTAATGAGTTTGTAAAAATGTTAAAAACTATACACCAAAATCACTATAATGAGTTATTAGCAGATGACCCTGTGCGTAATCATATTCCCCTTGAGGTTAGGATGCAACCTAATAAGGATAATTTTGTCTTGTTGGATGACAATGAAAAACCCAGAGCAGTGGTGTGTGTCGCATATACCTCTGATGTAGCAACTACTGAACAGGAGTTGCACAATGCTGGAAATAAAGTTGCCATGTTTTACACTGTGTGGAGTTACGACCGTGGCGCTGGCAGAGATATTATTTTTGCGGCAGTAGAAGAAATCAAATTAGCACAGCCCAGTATTAAAAGATTTGTTACTCTTAGTCCTCCCACTGATATGGCACGTAGATTTCATCTAAAAAATGGTGCTATTGAGTTACAAGTGAACGCAGATACCGTTAACTATGAGTACACTCTTCCTACTACTTTGGTATTGTCCAATAGTGGGATGGGAAAAAATTTCTTTGCATTCATGATTAACAAAGATCCGTATGATAGTTTTATAAAGAATGGCGAATATTTTTATGAAAACAAATATTGGAAAAATTATCAACGTGTGGTCAGTGAACATCCGCATAATATTCTAACTAAATTCTTTGACAAAGTTAGCAAGAAAAACTATCAAACACAATTGTTGAGATATAGTAAGCACAAAGTTCTAGTAATAAATGATGGTAAATGGGGAATCTGGGGAGAGTTGTTAATGAACTTCAAGCATGATGCCAATCGAGATTTTTATCAATCAAAAAATCTTCGTGTACCAGATTCAAATACAGTACAACGGATACTAGCTAATATTGCACACCGGCAGTTGAGATCAAGAACAAATAAGCACATGAACATTATGCAGCATTATGCTTCCAAGCATGGCATTGATGTATTGGCTCTTGACTATATTGATTTGATTGTAAAACAAGATACTCGATCCTGGGAGAAGTTTGCTGAGTTTACAAATAGTGATTATACAGTATCCGAATTGGTGAAGCTGGCTGAAGATTATCACAAAACAAACATCAGCATGATAGAAGAAATTTGCCCAGATATACAAGAAAAGCTAAAATACTTGTTGACTTAGGTTATCTTATATAGTATATTGTATATAACAACTGAGGAGAACAGCAATGATTACTAGCCGCCAAATTATTGATATTATACGCAGTGAAATTTCTAAATCCAAAAGCGAAGATGCAAGATTGGCATTGAAAAAGCTTCGTGAGCGTATTGAAATTTTGGAAGAAATTGAATACGTAAATATGAACAAAACTTCTTTGGTTACTGAACGACGTTCAGAATATAAATCCAAAAGTGAACATCTTAAGGAAATTGAAAAAGTTTTCAAATAACTACAAACATGACTCCTTAGCTCAGCTGGATAGAGCAAGTGCCTTCTAAGCACTAGGCCGGGGGTTCGAATCCTCCAGGGGTCGCCAATAAAGGAAGAAACGATGAAGTTTGATGATCTAAAATTTAATGATGTTCCTCATTTAGGAAACAATGCTATTCAAGCAATTGTTAAATTTCAAGATTCTGACTATCGTATGAGCATTGTAAGACATGCTGGTAGCTATGGTTTTGAATTAGAACGATATGAGCTAGGCATCTTTAAAGGAGATACAATGGTATCGTTTCCTCCAGTAACACATTCTGATGATCAAGTAAGAGGGTTTTTAAAACCTCATCAGATAGAAAATTATATTAACAAAATGGCGACAATGTTGGAAACAACACCTAGCCATACTCAAGAATAAATTGCCCGCGTGATGGAATGGTAGACATAACAGACTTAAAATCTGTGGCCTTCATGGCGTGCCGGTTCGAGTCCGGCCGCGGGTACCAAAACAAGGAAGTAAAAAACATATATGGCAAGACTTAAAACATCAGAAGCTGAAAGTAAGGCCGTTAAACAATGGTTGGCAAGGGGAAATAAAATTACTAAATGTCCACCTGGCGCAAAGACAGAAGATGAGGATATTATCTTGAAATGGCAACGTGGAAGACCCAAAGCAGCTGTACAAAAGCGCATTGAGGAAAATCACGAGAAGAAACTAGAAGATTAATTTTTAGGACAGGTGGCCGAGAGGCTTAAGGCACCGGATTACTAATCCGGCGAACCGAAAGGTTCCGTGGGTTCGAATCCCACCCTGTCTGCCAAAATAATACTCCTCTAGCTCAATTGGTTAGAGCAGAGCGCTCATAACGCTTTGGTTGGGGGTTCGAGTCCCTCGGGGAGTACCATAAATACAACTGATGGGCTGGCAAGGTGTGCTATGCTGTTTCGTTAAATCCAGGGCAGGCGGATGAAGCAGAGTGTTCAAGCAGGGTTCGATTCCCTCCCCATCTCCAAGGATAAATAATATTAGCAGTTAATAAAGGAGATATTATTGTGTTTAATCCAATCAATTGGCTAAAAACAAGACTAGATGAACGTACATCATGGGACGGAGCAATGCTCGTTGCTGTCGGTGTATTAATGCTTATCATGCCTCTCGACCTATTTGCATATGCAGCAATCGCATATGGCGCATGGACATTCTGGAAGGCTGAATAATGGAATATAAAATTAAAAACGGATTGCTCTACACTATCCAAGATGGTGGTGATTGGCAACAGGTAGACTTTTATCCAACACCAAACCAAGGTGACAAAATTGAACCAAAGTTTTTGGTAATTCACTATACAGCAGGTAAAAGTAGTGCAAAAGGCACAGCTCAATATTTTCAAAAACCGTCAGCTAAAACATCAGCGCATTTATGCTTGGATACTGATGGCACATGGGCACAGAATGTTGAACTAGATCGCAAAGCATGGCATGCAGGCAAAAGTAGTTGGGCAGGCATGACAAACCTCAATAAACATTCAATTGGTATTGAAGTATGCAATCCAGGTCCGCTTACTAAAACAGCAAACGGAAACTTCAAGGCATGGTGGGGAGAAACAATTAACGACTCCAACATTATTGAAGCACCACACCCCAACAATCCAAACGGGCAAGTTTTTGGGTGGGTTCCCTTTACGCCTGAGCAGGTTAATGCACTTATTGCAGTAGGGCAGGAGATGATGGCAGAGTACACTCTTATGGAAGCAGTGGGCCATGATATGATTGCACCAGGACGCAAAACAGATCCAGGACCATGCATGGATGGACGAGTTTATGATTTGATTAACAACAGTCGTAATGATGTTGATATTGATTGGGTTTGGAAAGTACACAAGGTATCCAACTATCTTAACGGAAGAAGCGGACCAGGTACTAAATTTGATGTCGTAGATAAACTCGCTCTAGATAGTAAAGTTGAAGTCATTCAACGCCAGGGTACTTGGTGGTTTGTGGAGAACGAAACAGGACAAGAGATGTGGGTACACAGTGGATACTTGTTCAAGGCATCAATCGCTAATGACTGATCACTTAAAAAAAGGCAACATGCACAGTGACTCATGGTGTCCTATTCCTTTCAATGCAGTGAGTTTACACCCAACTGGTGCTTTGACTCGTTGTATGATGAGTGAAGAATATATGTCTAATCGTGAAGATTTGGATTGGGATAATCCAAGTTTCCAAAAATTAAGAAAAGACATGCTTCGCGGAGAATGGGATGACGAAGGCTGTATTAACTGTAAGATGAAAGAAGAATCTGGTGTTAGAAGTCAACGCCAGAATTGGCTTTATGGTGATGCAAGAAAAAACTTTTCTGATGATGCATGGGATAATCCCCAAATCACTGACAATACTATTAAGCACCTATTCTTAAACTTCAACAACGTTTGCAACTTTAAGTGTCGTATGTGCAGTCCTAGATACAGTAATAGCTTAATACCTGAGCATCGCTGGTTGCAAGAAAACGATTTTCCATGGCACAAGCATGAGCCAGAAAATCATAAAAATATCAACAATGTTGAAGAATTTTTACTTGCAAACAAACACAAACTAAAAGATGTTGTAAGTATTTGGATCACAGGCGGCGAACCATTTATGGGTGACAGTATTTGGCGTGCAATTGACTTATTGGAAGAATATGCTGATCCGTCAAAGATTCGTATTAGTATTACCACTAACGGCAGTAAAGTTAGTATCAAACAACTTGATAGATTTAAAATATTCAAGAAGCTAAATTTTGATCTTAGTATGGATGCAGTCGGCGACTTGTTTGAGTACATGCGCAGTGATGGTGCTTTTTCATGGAACGACTTTGATAACTTTGTAGAAGAATTGGCATCATATGCAAATGCAGAAAGAAACCATACTTGGTTTTATGTTAGTGTGAACAGCAGCTTCCAGGTATACAACGCAAATAACCTATATGAGTTTTATGAATACGTCAGTAAATACTTCGGGCGCGGACATGTAAATATGCGTGTATTAGTAGGACCTCAACATTTTCAGGCACGTAATTGTCCAGCGAACTTCAAAGAAGTGGCCAAGGAAAATATTCAACGCTTGTTGGAAAATGAAAAAATTGCAGATCCCAATGAACATCGTGTTATTAACGATTGCTTGACAATGCTTGAGCGTGAGCCGGTTGACGTTATGTATGACAGGTTACAGAGATACACTAAAGCCCAAGATCAATATCGAGAAAGATATGTTGATGATTACTTGCCGTTGCTAGCAGAAGGCTTAAAAAACGATGCAGATTGATCTACACACAGAGCCAGGCAAGTGGTTCCATGTAAAAAAAGTCTTCAACCAAGAAGAACAACAAATTATTATGAATCATGTTCCACAAACGCCGATTGATATCAATGGCAATCGTGGAGATGCAAGTTCGATTAGAACATTTGTTACTAAGAATAGCTCAGCTGACATCCGTTCAGTTTTTGAACCATATTTGAATAAAAAAGACTTGTTTACTGATATTACTGGTGTCGACTGTACTCATGGGAAGTTACGTGTTGAACTGGTTGCGGATAATCTGGGAAGTCATCTAGACAAGCACATCGACATACCTGAAAAACTAATCACTTTGCAAATTTATATGGGTGACGGTGAACCAAATTGGGGTACAACAATATACAAGGATTGGGATACACAATTCTATACTGTTCCATTTGTAAACAACACTGGATGGATGACTCACGCAGGCGGCGAAATTATTCATGGTGTTAAGCCTGAAGTTGTTACTGACTTGAGATATAGTGTGATCATTAATTATGTACAGGGCGACTGGAGAGACGCCGACCAACTATGGGATGGTTAATTAATACTTGACATAGTATACTAATTGCTCTAATATAGTACTATAATATTTACTTTGGAGGTATCGTAATGTCTATGCACTTAGTTGGTCCTTATATGACCACAACAAAATACAACAGTAAAAAATCCAATCGTAAAAAAACTGCCAAGCAATTAAAAGCAGAAGCGGATCACGATAAATATCTGCGTAAAATGGGAGTACATCCCGAACAATTAGAATTAAAAGCCAAACGTAATGCACAAGGAAAGCGCCTAGGTATTCATGGTATCCCAGATTATAAGTCAGATAGTCGCAATACCGTGCCAACTAGCGATCAGATTGCAGGACATGGTCCAGCCCGTGAAGGTAACACTTATAGCGGTGAAAGACAGTTGCTTGGCATCGCAACCATGCACAAATCAAACATGGTTCCAATCTTTGCTGATAAAAAAGAAGACGCAAAAGACATTGCGAGTATGAGACGATGACAACCTCGGACCACAAGTGGGCAATACTATTGGAACTTTCTCCTGATGATGTTATATATGTAACAAAGGATAATGGTGGCAGATGTTGGGATTTACAAGTACAAACATATGACACTGTAGATGAAGCCTTAGAAGCTTCAAAAATTTGGAAGAACGCAGTAGTCGTTCCTTTTGATGAGGAAAAAAAATGAAAAATGGAAAAATTACTATACCTGATCGTATCAAAGTATGGTGCACTGATCGTGACCAGGAAGTAGAAGTTGATTTTATTAGTCAACAAAACGGTACAATACGATGTGCTTTTGAAACTATTCCATTAAATTTCCATCGCATCAAGCCTGGTGTTTATGTTGCTAATTTTAGTGGCATGGAGTTTGTGATGAAATTATGAAGCCCAACGAACAATTTAACATATCAGTAGCTGAACTAGCTCTTATTGAAAAGGCACTTCTAAATATGATCTCTATGGCAAGTAACCGTGGAGACTTCGATACTGTACGTGAAATCACTTCCCTTATGGGAAAAATACATAATCAAAAGAATTGGTATGTGCCAAGGGATGGAAGATTCCAAGGCGGCGGATGACTTTAGATTTGCATGGTTATACTGTACATAGTGCTTGGAGAAAGTTTAATCAACATGTCGCTAACTGCTATCATAATGGCAGCAAAAGTACTGTAATTATCACTGGGCATGGACAGATTGGATCTGAACTAGTCGCTTGGGTACACAATAATCAATATACCAAATCATGCTCACGTATGGATCCAAACACTGGCGCATACAAGGTTCTGTTAAATAAAAATAAACTTATCCCCAAAGAAAACAGTCAACCAGTGGACTTAACTGGTCTTTACAAAAAATTCAACAAAAATCATTGACAACCAAAATACTTTGTTATATACTCTTATTAGTAATTAACAAAAGGATGAGTCATGAAATACGTACTCTTAATAATTTTATCACTAACTATATCTGCTTGCCAGACAACGACAGGCGACAGCTCGCCGAAATCGGCACCAATATCATCATTCACTGGTGACAAATACGGCAGAACTACTAGTAGTTATAGTGTGCCGAAAAGGTGGACAAATTTGAGAACACCGCTGATGGATATTGAACTTCCAGATCAATGGCAGTTTATCTCAGATTATCAGAAGTACGATAGTATCACTCGTCAGAACAAGTTTGTTAGACTACGCGGCAAGGCAAACAATCCAGCACGTGGAGTGTGCGAAAGCAAATTCCAAAATTGGAACAAGTATGCCGGAAAAGGCGATTCGCAAATAATTGACTGTTGGACTGACTTGCAACATAGACAGTATCACGGTGATCGTGATATGCTAAAAAATCTTATGCTTTACTGGAGCGACAACAAAAGTATTCGTCATCCACGCTCGTTTCATGGATCATATGAGTATCATGAATTTTGGGCATATTTGATGGAAGCATATGCTATTGAATATCCTAGATTTGATTTCACTCCCAAGCAGCGAGTCCAAGTAGACAAATGGATACAGTCAGAATTAAATAAACTAACACTGGTCAACTTTTCCAGTGACAATCAATCTCGACCACGATGTGTAAAAATTATCAAAACTACATTCGTTGATGATTGTGGTAGCACACGTTTCCGTTACACCTATGCAAAGATGTTGGGCGGACTACTTTTTAGTAACCAAGAGCTTTGGGATGAAGGTATTGATAGTTTGCAATATGTAACCACTATCTTTGATTCCCGTGGAATACATGCTGGTATGGCATCACGTGGTAACCGAGCAATGTCTTACTACAAAGATGTGCCTTATTATATGAGTATGTATGTGGAAATTCTTGATACATTGGGGTATGACTTCCTTAACCATACTATGCCTGAAGGTAAAAAAGTGCATGAGGCATTGCGTATTGCATTTGACAATGTTTGGAATGACGACGCTGGTATATTTTTGGAATACGCAAAGAAGGATATCGGAACTGGCCCAGATAATATTCCTTGGACAGATTTGCTCAAGCCTTGGAAGCAACGTGAAAAAAATACAGCGGGTCCGCAACTGGCAGTCAGGCATTCATTACGCTATTGGAAAAAATATGAGCCAGGATTGGGCAGAGAGTTTGGATATGAGAATGCCTTTGATGGTAGGGTTGGTACTTGGACAACCAAGCACATAACCAAGCCTGGGGAGTACTGGATGATACCAGGTCAAGTTTTTATCGACCTTAATGCAGTATATCGAACTAACCAATAAAAATTATAACCCATTGAAAACGCAGGAAACCTTTCTTGCGTTTTTTCTTGACATCAAGACGTCTTACTGCTATATTATATGAGTAAGTTAAACAAAAGCAAGGAATAACACAATGGCTATGGTAAAAACAGTAGTAGATCAAATTGCACGTATGGACCGCGAAGAGCTTAACCAAGCAATCGAGGCAATCAAGTTGCGCCAAACATACCTTGCTCGTCAAGCATCACGTTCGTTTGTAATAGGTGACACTGTATCATTTACTGGACGTCGTAATGTTAAAGTAACAGGCCGTGTTACCAAAGTTAATCAAAAGACTGTAGTTGTAATGGATAACAGCTCGTCTACACAGTGGAAAGTAACTGCTAGCATGTTAGCACCGGCATAAAAATTAAAAAAAGGCTTGACAACCAAGACGCCTTACTGTATACTAATAATATAAGTTAATAAAGAAGAAAGATGAGAATATGACAGACAAAATTATCCTAACCGACTGTGATGGTGTACTTTGCGATTGGGCAGACACCTTTTTTGATTGGATGTCTTCCAAAGGATACGTTCGTGTCGTAGAAGGCGTTTATGAAATGGATGTAGCATTCGGTATTAGTCGGCCAGAATGCAAAAAGTTAATCCGTGAATTTAACGAAAGTGCTTGGATGGGCTTCCTGCCAGCTTTACGTGATGCACGTAGCGGTGTCGCAAAGCTAGTTGAAGCTGGATACCAGTTTGTGTGTATTACTAGCCTGAGCTTGGATGAAAAGGCTCGTATGTTGCGTATAAGCAACCTAAAGAATCTGTTCGGTAAAAATGTGTTTTTGGATGTTGTTTGTTTGGATACTGGTGCAGATAAAGATGATGCACTGGCTCCATACGAGGGTACTGGAATGTATTGGCTTGAAGACAAGGCTGAGAACGCCGAGTGTGGTCTCAAGCTAGGACTTAAAAGCATTCTTATCGAACATGATCACAACAGCAACTATGTTAACGATGATATTGTGCGAGTAGCCAATTGGGCTGAAATTGTTGACGTTATCGTCAACGATTAAATATCTTCGTCTCCATAAATGTCCAATACTTCTTGAACAGCTGGGTGTCTTTCGACGTCTTTTCTAGCAAATTCTACATAGTCAATCATAGTGCTTTTCTTAGTTGCCAGATGTTTAATAAAATCTTTTAAGCCATTTTGTTCAAATCCTCTGTCATGTTGTGCAAGGTCACCTGTCACTACAATACGTGAATTTTCGCCAATACGTGTAAGCAGCATCTTCATTTGCGAAGGTGTTGCGTTTTGCATTTCGTCTGCTAAAATCCATGAATTCTTGAAAGTTCTACCTCGCATATAAGCAAGTGGCGCAATTTCAATAATATTGTCTGCGATCATACTTTCAATTTGCAGCGGGCTCCAGTACTCTTCAAATACATCAAATATTGGACGAGTCCATGGTGCCATTTTCTCTACTAATGATCCTGGTAGGAAGCCGTGTTGTTCATCAACACTCACAGCTGGTCGTGTAACTACAATTTTATCAATCTCGCCGTTTTTAAGCGCACGGATTGCTGAAAGTACTGCCAATAGTGTTTTACCGGTACCTGCCGGTCCCATAGCAAAAATAATACTTTTACTGTCGTCATCTAATAAGTCAACATACGTTTCTTGTGACAAGTTACGTGGTATAATATTAACTTGACTGTGACGTTGTTTGTAGTTGTTTATCTGAATTACATCAGGCGATCTTCCGCCTTGATGATCTTTTTGATAATGTTCTTGTTTTTTAGTTTTACGAGCTCGTTTAGCCATTTTAACTCCTAGTTTGTAATAACCCTTATGAGCTACTCGCATATGTATTTAACACTTTGGCAAGATAATTAACCTAGCACACAAAGACGCTTGACAAAATAAAAATAACCATTATAATGCTATTAAGCATAAATACGATAAGAGGAATAACATTATGGATCAAATGAAAATTATAGACAAATTGCTGGATAACAGTAATCGTAGTAGTGCTCTTGAAGTATTAATGCAGGTTGAAGGTGTTCTTGACCGTCTCAATGTATATGCTTACGACAATTGGATCGAAGGCGAAGTTGTTGATGGTCCGGATATTGAGCGTTACTGGGTAACAGTAACACTGATGTATCCGTATAAATCTATGCCAGATCCAGATGGTGCTGAAAGACTAACCCGCAAAGGTTGCAAAGTTTATTATGCAAAAGACGAATTAATTACAGCAGCTAAACTAGTAGAGCCTGAAGATCGTGATCCAAATGGCGATGAAAGGCGTATTGGTCAGTCAGCAGCCAAAAAAATTAAAAAGAAAATTTGGCTAGTGACACTTGTTATTCCACGCCAATTTATGGACTCAATTACTGCTGATACTGTTGAGCTTGACAACACTGACGTTAATTTGTCAATTGACCAAGATGCAGTTGATTCAGCTCAAGATGCCGGACTAGGAGACGACGATGCCATCCAATCTTAATGAATCAATATCAAAAAATGATTTGTCCAATCATGTTGATAATATCGCAAGTATTGACCAGTACAAAAGTAAACTGGGTGACGACAAAAATGTTATTGTCGTTGCTATTAAAATTAAAGACCGAAATCCAGCAATGGATTTAAGTCAGTTTTTGGAAACTGGATTAGATTTAATTGATGTAGAGCCTAGCCCAGGTCCAGATGAAGATGGTTTTTACAAGTTGTATATAGAAATTAGTCGTGATAGCAAGTCAGGTAAAAAAATACAACGAATTTTAGATGACGTACAACGTGTGGATAATGCGGTTGAAAACTGGTTGTTTACTTCGTATAATGACAAAAATCCAAAACCTTGGTCACTTGAAGCGTTCAATGCGGCAGTAGAAACTGATGCATATGAGTATGAGATTAAACACAATCCCAAGGCAGAAGAAATTACAGAGAAAAAAGCTATTAGCAATAGACTAAAGTTTTTAAAAGATTATTAATGGCAAAAGAAGATCCAATTGCAATGAAAGGCACTGTTATAGAGTGTCTACCTGGTGCTACATTTAAAGTAGAACTAGAATCTGGAAATGTTATACTTGGTATTATAAGCGGAAAAATCCGTAAAAATAGAATTAAAATATTACAAGGCGATGTCGTTGATGTTGAAATGACACCTTACGATCTTTCCAAAGGACGTATTACTTTTAGGTATAAATGATGTTTAAAATCATGGGAAAATTAAAAGTTTATTTAATTATGTTTGCGGCATTCGCAGCATTTTCCGGTGTTGCATACTGGTATTATCGAGACAGTCAAGCGGCAATTATACAATATGCTGAAAATCAAGCAAGACTTGAAGAAGCGTTACGCTCTCAACAATCAGCAACTATGTCTCTAAAAAGAGATATTGCTATTATGGGGACCACCCTCAATACATTAAATGATGACTTTACCGCTAGTAGACAGCGAGTGCAAGACTTAGAATCTTTACTACAGCGTGGAACTGACGGCCGCTATCTCAATGTAGGTGAACGTGCAATTGAAGACCCAGAATACATTGAAAACGAAATTAACATAGGAACCAATGAAGTATTTTCATGTTTTGAAATACTATCAGGTAATAACACAGATGAAAATGATCCAAAGTATATTAATTGTATCAACACTGTTACTGGTAACGGCGTGCAGCAGTAGACCAGATCAGGTTGTTGTAAACACAAAACCAATAGAAAGAAGTCCGCTTGTTTTGCCACAAGCTGATCAATTTTCTTCACGTAATGTAAAATGGATAGTAGTTACTCCCGATAATGTACAAGAAGTATTTGATAAATTAGAAGCTGAGGGCAGCCCAATAGTAATTTTTGCATTAACTGAGGACGGTTGGGAAAACTTAACGCTCAATATGGCAGATTTGTTAAAGCTAGTACAGCAACAAAAGGCTATCAATATTGCATACGAGGAATATTACCAACAAGATTAACACACATTTAACTAGATAGGTGCCTTCAATAAATAAGTTTAGAAAGAGGCGCACTATGAAAATTGACAAGAATCCTTGGAAACTTTTGGGAATTAAAACATCGGCTACTCTTGATGAAATCAAGGCTGCATACAAAGTAAAAGCATTAAGGTACCACCCAGATAAATTTGGCGGAGATCCTGAAATGTTTATGTTAGTCAAAACAGCATATGAGCAACTTAAAAATAAAACTTATGTTCCGATTGTTCCCAGACAAGATCTAAAGTTAATAAACATACAATTAAGCATATATCAGCAAATACACGGCGTCAATAACGAAATTATTAGTGTGCCAGAAGTAGGTGATATACAATTAAGTATTCCCCCCGGTGCAAAGCTAGGTGACAAGTTTAAAGTCAATGCCCAAGGTAAAAAATATATCTTAAATATACATGAACTTAAAAATAAACACTTTACAAGACACGGTTTTAACTGTATACTGGATTTAGAGTTAGATATTATCGATGCAATGTGCGGCGGAAAAATTGATGTTACAACACCATGTGGTGATACTATACCATTGTCAATCGCACCAGGCACAACTGACAAAAGCCAGTTTGTTATTGAGCAATTTGGTTTACTGGACAGAAAAAAGCACAAGCGAGGCAACTTGCATATAGTAGTACAAGTAAAAATTCCAGCTCTTGCTACTGAAAAACAAAAACAGGAATTCATAACAAGGTTTAAAAAATGACAGATATTGAAAGATTAGTAGTCCAATCTATTGGATTAGCCAAGAAGTTTAATCACGAGTATGTGACAATTGAACATTTGGCATTAGTGGTTCTTGACGAACCGTCAATTAAATCAATGTGCTATGAAGTGGCGGCAGATGCTCAAGGTCTTCAGGAAGCATTAATGTTGTATCTGCATGAAGATTGCAAAGAGCTTGTTTATGATGAAACTGCTGAATCTCAACCACGTAAAACACAAATGCTAGAACGTGTATTCAATCGTGCATTAACACAAGCATTGTTTCAAGGTAAACATGGAATTAACTTATATGATCTAATGTTGAGTATTCTAAGTGAAGAAAATAGTGTAACTGTAAAATTTAGCTACGAAATGGGACTTGATAAGAAAAAAGTTTCATCTTGGATTGTGGATGCCATGTCGCAGACAGCATCTTCTAATTTAAGTGATGGATATGCAAAAAGTCGACAGCCTGCTAAAATTGCTAATGATTCTAAAAAGTCTAATTTACAACGGAACGCTGAAGCATTTCAGACTCTAGCGCAATTTTGTGTTGATATGAATGTAGCTAGCCAGGATTATGAAGATGTAGTTGGTCGTCGCCAAGAATTGCGTGACCTAGTGCAGACACTTGCCCGCAAAAAGAAAAGCAATGCAGTTCTTGTTGGCGGTAGCGGTGTTGGTAAAACAGCAATCGTTGAAGGACTTGCTAAACTTATCGAGGAAGGTAGTGTTCCTGACACCATGAAAGACAAAGTTGTTATGAGTCTTGACATGGCTAAATTAGTTGCAGGCACAAAGTATCGTGGTGACTTTGAGGAACGTATTAAACAACTAGCAGAAGCGTTAGAACAAGTTGAAGATGTTGTGCTTTTTATTGATGAGATTCATATGATCATTGGAGCCGGTAGCACAGGCGGAGGCGGCATGGATGCTGGCAATATGCTGAAGCCTAGCTTGACTAGTGGAAAACTTAAAGTGATTGGTGCAACGACTGACGAAGAATATCGCAAAATGTTTGAAAAGGAAACTGCATTAGCCCGCAGATTTACTAAAATTCAAGTTGATGAACCAAGCAAAGAAGACGCAAGGGAAATTTTACGCAACAGTTTAGCTGGATATGAATCATACCACAATGTTGAGATTCTTCCAGAAGCTGCTGATCTAGCGGTAGATCTAAGTGCTGAATATATTTTTAACAAAAAACTACCAGACAAAGCATTTGATATCTTGGATCGTGCATGTGCATTTAATAAAATACTACCTGAAGAGGAACGTAGTACTGTTATTGACGAGGACGAAGTCCGTATGGAAGTGTCACGTTTGACTGGTATTCCACAAGAACACCTGGGAACGAAATCTTCAGATCCAATTGTTAAAAAGCACACTGAAGTACAAGAGTATTTGAAAAATACAGTGTTTGGACAGGACCAAGCAATTGACAAGGTTACTGATGCAATCACAGTTAGTGTTGCTGGGTTGAAAGATCCAAACCGTCCAGTAGCAAGTTACTTGTTTGCAGGACCGACCGGTGTAGGTAAAACAGAACTCGCCAAGCGCCTTAGCCAAGGTATGGGTATGAAACTTGTACGTTATGATATGGCAGAGTATCAAGAACGCCACACTGTATCAAAATTAATCGGCTCACCTCCTGGATATGTAGGGCATGGTGATGGCAAAGCAGGTGATGGGTTACTTATCAGTAACCTGGAAGATAATCCCAACTGTATACTATTGCTTGATGAAGTTGAAAAGGCACATCCTGATTTGATGAGTGTACTACTAAGTTTGCTAGATGAAGGCACAATTACATCAAGCACAGGCAAAATGGTAAGTGCTAAAAACTCTATTATTATTATGACGAGTAACTTGGGTGCAAAAGATGGTGCAATTAAAAAGGTTGGCTTCAACGAGGAAACGTTTAACCATCGTGCAGTAGATGAAGCGATTAATAATTTCTTTGCTCCTGAGTTTCGTAACCGACTTGATGGAATTGTGAGATTCAATTCACTCAAGCCAGAGAATATGAAACGCATCGTTAAGAAATTCCTAGCACAGCTAGAAGGATACGTACAAGGAAGACACATCTTACTGGATTGGGATCCAGCAGTTATTACTATGTTGGAGACTGAAGGCTATGATCCCGCAATGGGAGCCCGTCCACTAGCACGTTTGATTAATGAAAAGATCAAACTTCCCTTAGCGAAATTTATGTTAGATAATCCGAAATCCTTCACAATCCATATTAAATTGGTTGATGGAGAAATAGCAATTGAAAAAGGTTGAGCACAAGAATTGGAGCCCTGCAACTAAACTATACTATGGAAAGTACCATACTGCGTTTAAAATAGGACCATTTCCGTATCATTCTCCAGCATATATACCTAAGCATTTATCGGGATTTAGAATAGTAAATCACTATGTTTATGGATCCAAAGTAACAAATACGGTATACACCAATAATCATGAAGTAATCGATTATATTCTATCTGATGTATACTTGCGCATGCACGTTCAATCAGTGGTTGGATTGATAAATCAAGATCATTACAATTATTTGCGTGACAAGGATCGTCAGATCATTGTAAGAGAAAAACTCTGGTATGGACAATATAAGCACAAAATGTCGGTATATAAAACATACAAGCATGTTGATACGTCCACTGATGATGCAGAAAGAGCTCTCGAGTTTATAGATGAAACATTTTCTGGTAAAGAAAGCAGAATGAATGGACATTTCGGTGCGCAATATTATAATGTCACGCCATATACCACTGCATCTAGTTGGATAACAATGCCTACAATATTTACAAACAATGAAGCTGGTATGTTTTTATTTAAGATGGGATTCAACGAGAAATTTACTATCAAAATTGAAACCATCGTTTGCCTAAAAGATGTCATAAAAGCATAAATACATATATAATAAAGGAGATGTCACGATGGCGAAAATTAACGAATCTATTATCGTAATTAAGGTCAGTGAACTAGTCAAAGATTCTGATGCAGAAGGCTCACCTATAAGTGAGGAATCAATTGCACAGTTAGAAGCCGTAGTTAAAGAATTATCAGGCGGCAATGCACTAGTTGAGATCGAAAGAATTGACGGTAATCAATAGATGAGCAGATCAAAGATAATTTTAACTAACAAAAATGAAATGTCCTTCAAAGGAGAACCATTTCAGGGTGACGGGTATTATGGGTTTAGCGATGGATTACACACAGTAAGTTTCCATGTTAATAACTTCACTGCCCGTATATATTTGCAAGCAACACTGCTTGAAGAACCAACAGAAGATGATTGGTTTGATATTGAACTACAAACTACTGTTCCTTATCTTGAATTTATACAAGAAACTGGCGCTCGTGGTATAACTGTTGTTGGTAATTTTGTCTGGATTAGAGTAGACGTTGACAGGACTTATGTACCCAATCAAGTATATGACATTTCTGTACACGGCTCAATTGACAAAGCAGTTCTAGTAATATAGGAAAAATAAATCATGGCAATTAGGGGATATTCATCAGGAACACAAGACACTAGTTCAGTTCCAGTAGTTGATGTAACAACGGAATTAAACAATGGAGACATGTTATATTTCGATAAGGAAAAAAACATTTTCCGTGGCGGACCCGGAATTATACTACCAACTAAATTAAGTGAACTGCAAAACGACAGAGAATTTGTTACTGACTATCAATTGCAAGCAGCAATTGGTAACGCTGTACTTAGCAACAGTAACGGCGGCACAGTTGATCTAGGTAACTATGCACAAAAAACATATGTGGATGGACTATTTGCCCAAGCTTCATTAGGTAATCATTTTAGTGGTGATTATAATGACCTAGCTAACAAGCCGACGATCCCAGCTGCATTTAGCGGTGATTATAATGACCTAGCTAACAAGCCGACGATCCCAGCTGCTCCTGACCTAAGTGCATATATCACTTCATCACAACTAAATGGTGCTATACTGAATATACAGCAGTTCAGTGGCGACTATAATGACTTAGCAAACAAACCAACGATTCCAAGTGTTGATGGACTGTCTTCTGTTTCATACGTTGATAGTCAAATTGCAATAGTAAATTCAGCTATTCAAAATGGCGGCGGAAATGTTGACTTGACAGCATATAGCACAACACAGCAAATTAATGCCCTGATCACCAATGCAATAAATGCACAAACACTGTTTAGTGGAAATTATAATGATTTAATCAACAAGCCAACAATGCCTGATATTTCAGAGTTCTTAACTGAAACTCAAATTGATGCTAAACTTGCGGCAGCAGTAACAGGCGGCACAGTTGATCTCAGTTCATATGTTACTGAAAACGAGCTAACAACAGCACTAAGTAACTATCAGCCCAGTATTGACCTAAGTGGCTATGTATCAACAGCACAACTAGCAACCGAAATCTCTAATATCCCACCAACAGACCTAAGCAGCTATGTGACTCAAACTGCCCTGAACACCCAGTTGCTAAACCTTGCGTTCTTTAGTGGAGACTATAATGACTTGGCAAATGCGCCGAGTATTCCAAGTATTAATGGATTATCAACAATTGCTTATGTGGACAGCCAAGTCGCAGCTCTCAATAGTAGTATTGCCAACGTAGCCAGCGGCGGGTCAATTGACTTATCATCTTACAGCACAACAGCACAGATGAATGCTGCTATTTCAGCAGCTTCATTAAATAGTGGATCAGGAAATGTAGACTTAACTGGTTATGCAACTGAAACATTTGTACAGCAACAAATTAGTTCAGCAACACTGGGCGCAATTGCCAACATTAATGATTTGAATGATGTTGCTATTGATGGAACAGAAACAGCCACCCATGCACTAATGTATAATAGCTTTAGTACAATGTGGGAAAATGTTGACTTAACAGAAAACTGGGCAAGTAAAGATTATGTAACGGCGCAATTGCTTTCATTCAGTACTGATGGTACGATTGACTTAGAAGGCTATGCAAGTGAAAGCTGGGTAGAGCAAAAACTAGTAGAACGTGGCTATCACTTTAGCGGCAACTACCACGATCTTGTTAATACTCCGGTACTGTTCAGTGGCGATTATCGTGATTTGGCTAATGCACCTGCTGATAACAGTGATCTGCGTTTAGTATTAAACGGCAGTGATTTACAGCTACAGAATATTGATCCAGAACCAGATACGATTATTAGTTCAATTTCACTGGATGATTTAGGCGAAGCGGTCTCATCATATATCAATTATCATGAAGTTCAAAACTTACCTAATATTTTTAGTGGCGATTACACTGATTTGGTAAACCGCCCTAACTTGTTTAGCGGCAACTACCTTGATTTGGCAAACAAGCCATACATTCCAAGTATCGCAGGATTAGCAACAGAAGATTATGTTGATAACAAGCATGCTGCGCCCAACATCACTGGTGACAGAAACTTTACACACAATGTTGAGTTTAGAGCGGATGTAAAACAAGTTGTAGCTAGTTCAACAACCACAGCACAAAAGCGAGATTTAGTATTTGCAGTGGAAACAACCAATGCAATAGACACTGAAGTATCATTTAATGATGGTACTTTTATTACCTTGGCTGACAATACAACAGCTAAGTTTTCAGCAACCTTTGTTGCAACCAGTGGCACAGCTCACGGCAGTTTCACAATTAGCGGAATTGTACACAAGACGGCAGGAAATCTAGTAGCAATTGGAAACAATAGTTATGAGATTACACAAGATAGCGATTTAAACTGGACTGGTACAGTATCAGTAAATCCAGCATATGATCGTGTTAAAGTTACAGTACAAGGTTCAGAAAACACCACAGTGGACTGGGTTGTTTTTGTAGAATTAACTGAAGTAACTCGCTAATTTTGACAAAAAAAGATAAATAATAGTAGTGCAAAAGCACAGATAATTTAAAGATAAGGAGTCATTAAAATGGCAACACGTAACCCAGCAAACGTAATCGAATTCGGCAAAGTAAACTTTGGCGCACCGATCTCAGTATTCGCAGTAGCAGGCGCCGTAGGCGTAGACACACAAGTAGCACCAGGTGAAGACCTAGAAGCAGCTCTAGAAGCAGCAGCACTTCGTGGCACAGTAGTAGGCTTAGGTGCTGAAGCAGGTGGCGCATTTAACCTATACATGGAAAATGCATCATGGACAGCAGCTGACCTAGAAGACGCAATCCAGGCAACTGGCGGCGTATTTGCAGCAGCAACAGTAACAGACGGTGGCCTATAAGTTTTAGCTTATAAGTAACTTACAAGCCCAGTGTATTAATTTACACTGGGTTTTTTCTTGACTTCAGTATAAATACATATATAATAAAGGAGATCATCATGAAGACGGATCTTAATGAAGATGGAAAAATCAGTTGGTTAGAATCATTTCCTTATTGGTTTGATAGACTACGCTTATTCCCAAGAGCATTTATCAGTGTATACATTTACCTACTGTATGATGTATGTCAATGGTTTATGGCACTTGAAGATCCCAACACACAACAGGCAGGGCTTGTAAGTGTTATTGTTGGCGCCGGCGCCGCATGGTTTGGTTTATATTTAAATAGCAGCAAGGACGAATAAAGATGTATCAGCATCACATACAATTAACAACCTTAGAGAAGTTAGACACCAATACAGCTATGGCTTGGTATGAAACTGTAATCCTATATGGTCCAGAAAATAATATCCAACCGTATTATTCCGGTGATTTAAAGGTAGCTATGGAATATGGTACCAGAGACGATGATGAAATGCCCAACGTCTATACTGTTCCACTACAACGTGATTTAACTACTGATGAAACAATGTTTATTGTTCAAGCATGGGAATATTTGTACAATGGCGATTTTGATATAGAAATTTCAAATCAATATAACGCTGATGCATTTGGTGATTTTGAGAGCAGCATTGAAATCGACGAAGATATTAAAGCGCAAGCTATTAATGACATGGGAAAATGGAGCCACAACCGTTGGGTCGATGCACAAATTTCAGAAGGTTGGAGAGCTGGAAATTATTATAGTAGTAAAGAAAAAACTCACCCAGCTCTTAAAAATTGGGATTTACTGCCAGAGTCTCACAGACGTTCGCCACAGTTTACAAATCAAGACATACTTGAATGGCTACAAAAGAATAAAATAATCTAATGATATTTTTGGAGATTATACTTTCAGTACTATTAATGACTTTATGGTTTTGGATAGTACTTACAGTAGCCAAGCGAACAGTGGGCAAGGAAGCTACTCTAATTCAAATGTTTCTTTTTCTAATTATTTCTGGGCCACTCGGCTGGGCAACAATTTTAATTGTAATAATCTCTTCTGGTGTCGACCGAATATACGAATTTTTAGGTAAGTAATACTAATGTAAATATATGTAAATTAATTCAAACTATTTTATAACCTATTGAAAGCGAAGGATTTTTCCCTTCGCTTTTTTCTTGACTACCAAGACGTCTTACTGTATATTATATGTATAAGTTAAAAGAAAGGATATGCCATGTGGGCAGTTGAAGCAAAAAATTACGGCGAGAACAAAGACTACTTTTATCAGTCCGGCCTTACACGAAGCGAGGCACGTAAGCTACACGGTAAAATGTCTAACAGTGGAAAATGGGCTTCCACCCGTTCGTGGGATAAAGAATGGGAATGGGAGCAGGAACGTGCCGCTGAACGTATCCGTAAATTTGGTGGTAAATTGAGTGTCTGATTTTACTTGACACCAAGACACTTTACTGCTATAGTGAACACAAGAGAGAAAAAGAAAGACAAGAATATGATGTCATTTACAACACAACAATCATATGCAGCGCAAATTAACCAAACATATCACACCGATGAAGATTTGTTTGTAACAGTTGACCAGCGCCTGCAAGAACTTTATGCCAAAGACAGCGACTTGGAAACATTGTTCCGCAGCTTGGCAAAAGGCATGGTATCAGCGATGGGTTATGAAACATATAATGATATGGTTAAAGATATTGTTGGTATGGGAGAGATCCAGTATGTTCCTGTTACGAATATCGATATTAACGATACAATGCAGCGGTGGCCAGATCGCGAAAATTTAATTGATATTGTAAGCGAGTTTAATCCAGACTTTGTTAACCGTATCCGTACTTATTTGGATACCAAGCGTAAAGACGGCGAAACAACTCGACATGTTGCATGGGACGGACAACATACTGCAATTGCATTATACATTATTGGTGTTTATGGTTTTGGTGTCATGCCAGAGCTAGTAACTGTGCCAGTTGACCAATATCCAGGTGATGATCGGGCTGCAATCCGCCGCCGCTTTGTAGAGTTTAACAGCGGACGCACAAGTAAAAAATTGGAAGCAATTGACTTGTACAAGCAATATGTAGCAGGGTTCCGTCATGATGGACTTACTGACTTCTGGAATCAACGTTGTGTAAAACTACAAGAGTACTTTGAGAATTACGGATTCTTTGCTACTAGTGATAAGTTTGGCGACGAACAGCGCCCAGGTGCATGGTCACGTATGACAGAAGTTATGAACCGTAACTTTCCAGTCGAAGTATTTGAGCGTGTGATGTATTTTCACAGTGTCAGCAACAGCACCAATCCTTTTATTGCATTGGAGATTGATAACATGAGCCACTTTGTGCGGCAATGTATGAATGACGGCATTGTAGTTACTGATGAATACTTGGATGAAATGGCTAAGTTGTTGGCAATAATCACAGGCAACACATGGGCAGTTGGTAGCGTAAAGCATCGCAAAGTACAAACTGCATATCAGAATCATGTTGCTATCGAACAAGCGGCAGAGCGTATGACACCTGGCAAAACATATCGTTGTAACCAAACGATAGTGGGCCCAGTATGGATTGCCAAAGCACTTGCAAATGCTGGATTTAGTCAGAAGCTTCCAGTGTTTGATGAACAGTTTAATTTTACCGCAGAGGACTTAGCATAATGTCTATTCGTGAAGCAACAGACCGTATTCGTAAATCAACATCGGAAATGAAATCTGCATTACGTGGAAAGTGCAAAGCACCAGGTTGTACTGATCATTTAACATTGTGGAAGGGGCCTGGTGAGAAAGAATACTGCGACACACATCAGCGCAACTTTGCGACATTTGGTGGTATGGCTACTCCAGCCAAGGTATACAGTCAGCTACGCCAATCAACATGTAATGATTGTGGATGGGATCCTGCATTGTTGCCGCGAGTAAGCAAGTACAAAGAAAGTGATCCCAAAAAATATAACAGTTTGTTACGTGCTGCACTAACAGTAGATCATATTGATGGAAATCATGAAAATAATGAGCCAGAAAACTTGGTAACACTTTGCAGTAATTGCCACAATATCAAGACTATTGAAAACGGCGATAACTTGACACCCAGTAATCAAAATATTTAAATTATTTTACAACCCATTGAAAGCCAAGGATACTTTTATTGGCTTTCTGCTTGACAATAGGACGTCTTAGTGCTATATTATAAGAGTAAGTTAAACGAACGGTTGGAACTCAAAGTAAAAGAACTTTAAATAAGGATGGAAAAATAATGCCAATTAACGCAGACGCAGGTGCTAGCGGAGGCACAGACAACACAGATACAAGTCTAAACGGCGAATACAGAGCCGGGGCTGGCATCTATGTAAATGCTCAAGGGCAGTGGACCAGTCCTGATGGTACTGTTCTAACAGGCAAAGCACTTATGAACGCAGAAGCAAATGCAACTGCAAAATATGGCATTGGTTATCGTAACGACAACTTGTACCTCGAAGCAGTAGCAGAAGCCAAACTTCGTTGCGAAGCAGCAATCAAAGCAGAAATGGAACATGGCAATCATGCAGCAGGAGTAGAACTATACGCCTATGCTGAATTGTACGCTTGGGCTGGTGCCAGCGCAAACGTTGGCAAAGACGGGTGCTGGTTCGAAGGTGGCGCAATTGCAGGTGCAAAAGCAGGTGCCGGTGCTAGAACCTATTATACCAATGATGGACTAATTCCATTTGCAGTAAACAATGATACCTCAGTGAGTGTTGGTACTCAAGTTGGAGCAAAAATTGGTGGCGGTTATCAAGTGCCGGACTGGAACAAAGACAGTAAACCAATTACAGTTGGTGGCGATGTAAACATTGCTTTAATTGCAGGAGTTAAAACAGGCGGCACAGTAACAGTTGATGTTGATCCAGTATATGATATGACTGTAGAACCAGTTATGGGCCTAGTCGATGACACGGTAGATAAAGTAACACCAATAGTAGAACCAATAAAAGAAGTGGTTGCACCAGTAAAAGACGTAGTTGATACTGTTACTAAACCAATTCAAAATGTTACAAAGCCAATTGAAACCATTATTACCAATCCACCAAAAATCAAACCTCCCAAAATAAAAAAGCCAAAGTGGTTATAAAACCTAAAACAATAAATACCTAAAACAGGAGCATACAATGGCAGATCGAACTGTTTTATTGGAACCTTCAATAGCTTGCGAATAGATAATATAAAATTTTTATAAATTAATTTACAACCCATTGAGAAAACGCAGGATTCTTTCTTGCGTTTTTTTCTTGACAACCAAGATGTCTTAGTGTATATTAAATACATAGAAAGATATTCAGGAGAATCTTATGTCAAACAATATGCCAGCCTACATTGTCACTAACCCTTGCTTAACCGGATTGCACACCAGCAAAGTGTTAACAAAACAAGAATATGTGTCTGCCCAAGAAATTTGGGGTAAGCAAGCATTTGTTGTTGCACCTTTTTCAGAATCATTGTATAATACGTTGTATGCGCAATTTACACAGTCAAAAGAATTTATCCACAACTTACTACCTAAAATGAATTCTCCGCAGTTTATTGCTGCTCACCGCAAATTCTATAATAAGGTAATGCAAAATGTTTAATCCTAATATTAGCCGTGTAGGTTTTGCATGCAAGTATATGCATCCAGATCAAACACAAAAGCCCAAGATACTCAAAGAAATCCAAGGCGCATACAGCGAAAAGAGTACAACTATTACTTGGCTTAATCGACAAATTCGCGAAGTAGCTGAACAGAAACTGTGGGATTGCACAGATGCTAACTGGCAGAATGCATATCGACTAATCGAGTATGTGGGCAACTTGCCACAAGGACAGCGCATGGTACGCCTAGGCAGTAACATGATGCCAGCTTACACACATACGGATTGGCGGCATTTTTATCATCGCAATGACGTTCGTGAAATGGCTGCTCGAGGTTGGGCACAGGTAGGCGAACTTGCTCGCAAACAAGACGTCCGTGTTAGTATGCACCCAGGACAATTTACTGTGCTAGCTAGTGACAATCCTGAAATAGTAAATAGAAGTGTAGAGGAGTTTGAATATCATGCGGATATCATCAGGTGGATGGGCTATGGTAAAGACTGGCAAGACTTCAAGTGTAACGTCCACATCTCAGGACGTCAAGGTCCAGCCGGTATCAAAGCCGTCTTACCAAGATTGTCTCCAGAAGCACGAAACTGTATTACTATTGAAAACGACGAAAACGCCTGGGGTTTGGATTCTAGCCTAGAGCTAGAGAAGGATGTTGCACTGGTTGTAGACATCCATCACCACTGGTGTCACAGCAGAGGAGAATATATTGAACCCACAGATGATAGAATTAAACGTGTTATTGATAGCTGGCGTGGTGTTAGGCCTGCTATGCATTATAGTGTTAGTAGAGCAGATCTTCTGGCCGGTCACTCAACGACACAAAAACCAGACTTTGCGGCGCTTGAAGAACAAGGCTTCAAAAAAGGCAAACTAAGAGCCCACAGTGATTATATGTGGAATAGCGCAGTTAACGAGTGGGCGAGTAGCTTCCGTGAAAACTTTGACATTATGGTAGAAGCAAAAGCCAAGAACTTGGCAAGTATTCCGTTTGAAGCTAATGACATTTAAGAAAAAAATATATAATCTTGCTAACAGAAGGTTGATGGAGTAAACATTATGATATACACTGCTGGTCCAGGACATACTTTAAATGAATTAATTAATAGACTAGTGTCTATCTATTATAATGAGTATGATTACATTAAACCAATGTGGCAATTGTATCCAGGCCCATATGGACTTTACGCAAGACACAGCGATGGTTGGGTATTTGGTCACAATAACCTCAACATTGAGCGTTTCTATAATCAGCATATCAGATACCAATTAAAGGAAGATCGACTGGCAGAATTTAAAGAAATGACCAATGGTAAAAAACTTCCACTTTACTTTAATACCACTGATCCCAATAAAATATTAGAGTATTATCCAGATGATATATTTCTTACAGCATGTATAGATTTGACACAGTCTAGTACAAGGCACCACCACTTATTGATGGAGTTTAGTATCGGAGCAGCAGATTCACAGGATTATGCACAAGCTATTGATACACCGAGATTAATCAAGCGTCTGATTAAAAAGAACAACAGTGAAGTTGCACTTATGTCAGAACTAAATGATAGATTTTCGGTTATAGATATTGGCAAATTGCTTAATAAAGATTTTAGTCAGTTAATTGAAGCTATGCGCCCAGAAGTAGATTTGTTTGTTGGAAAGCATAATTTAATTGACACCTGGGAGAAGGAAATTGATGATTATAATTTCATCAACCAATGCAGTCATCCAGAATTACAAGATATTGCAAACATGTCCTGGAATGAGATACTAGCCTTTTAGTATAAATACATATATGAAATTAGATGAGATTTATAAATTACAACGCCTTGCCGGCATCTTAGACAAGGACGGTGAAAAGGTTGAAAAGTCTGACGGCAGCAATATTAGTATTGTTGGTAGTGATAAAGGCAGGATTCAACGTGAGCGTGATATTAAACCAGGCACCGATGAATGGTTTAAATTGTGGTTTAGTAAACCTTATCTAACTGGAGAAAAGCCAGTAAAGGATAAAAAATGAGAATCAATGAAGTAGACCAGCCAGTCACACAGGCACAAATTGACAGTTTAGAAACTGTTCTAGATAGAGTATTTGCTCAAGTGGGCATTGATGTTGAGTTTACAAGACATTTTCTAGATCGAGTAAATGATGAACGTAACGTGAGACAAATCACAATTCAAGAACTGGCAGTTTTATTTAAAAAAGAATTTCAGAAGTATGCAAAGCCTATTGCGCAGATGGGTCCAGACGCACAGGCGGTAATGAAAGATATGTCAAGTGACATTAATCTTCCGTTTGTATTGAACTGGAATAGCGGAAGTGGTATGCTAGAACTAGTTGCTAAAACAGTTATGCGCAAAAAAGACTTCAAGTCGTCTAATAAGGAATTTGCAGTTGAGAATGATAATCAATCTGGTGTTTATAAAGATGAAAAAAATAATGTTGAAATCCATTGGCAACGCTCAAATCATCCCAATGTAGCAAAAGATTATCTAGACATAGAAGCATATCAAAATGGCAAACCTGTGGATATTAATAATCAACAGGCAGATTATTATAGATATTTAATTAATCAGGAAATCAATGAAAACACGATTGCTGAAGATTTTGGATCATTGCCTCCGTTAGCAGAACTAATCATTATGGCAGTTGTAGCAAAGACAAGTGTTGATGTACTAGTTGGTATGTTTAAAGTTGCGCTAAAGACTGGCAAAGGACTAAAAAAACTAAATCAACTACGCAAGAAAGTCAAGTCAACTATTGGCAATACAGGTCAGCGTATTGCTGATTATGCAATTCCACAGAATGAAGATATACCTTCACAACGTGAAAAATTTATGCAAGCGGCGTTAGATGCATTGCATAGATTGGTGACATCAAAAGGCAATAAGCAAAGTATTGGCGGATATGCATTTGATATTTCCCGTGCGTTCAACGGTGTAAACTCCAAAGAGCTTGAAGCAGCTTATAATCAAAAGTTTGTAAATGAGTCAACTAATACATTTAAAAAAATGTTAATGGAAGGCGGCAGTATGCCAGGTGTTGGTGCAATTCATATTGATGAAATTGAACCTACATTGCGTGAGCTAGAAAAATCAGTTGGTGTTGATTTAGTAAACAATGCACTGGGCAGTGTTGGCAAGAGAGAGTTCAGTGGAGACATTGATGTAGCATTAAAGATTGACGCTGACCAGATACCAGAGTTTGTTGAAAAATTAAAAGCTAATCCACTTATTATGGATATTGCAAAAAGCTCTGTGATTATGACCAAAGTTAGAATTGCTAATTATGACGAAGAAAAATCAGATGGACGTCCACGTACTGGCTTTGTACAAGTAGACTTTATGCCTGGAGATCCAGATTGGCTAAAAACATATTATCATAGCCCACACGAAAAAGACAGTAAGTATAAAGGTGTATATCGTAATATAATGATTGCTGCAATTGCTGCTTCTTTTGATATAAACAATAGCCCAGAACAAATTCCGGACGGACGCCCAGAAGTGAGTGAACGCTGGATGTGGAGCCCAACAGATGGGCTAATTCGAGTTAAACGAACTCCAGTACCAAATAAAGCAGGAACAGGCTATACAAAAAAGAACAAAAATGTTATAATTAGTGGACCATTTAAAAGTGCAGAAGAAATTGCACAAACACTTAATTTGGATGGCCCAGAGAGTTTAGATAGTTTTGAAACTCTGTTAGCATCTATTAAAAAAAACTATAGCCCAGAACTACAAACTAAAATCGTTAAATCCTTTATGGATAATGGACAGATCCAAAGCATGGGAATTCCAGACGAATTAAAATAACGAGGACATCATGATAGACCCCGCAAAGTATTGTATCTTTATGAACAATTATTCGTTCATAGATAACGATGGTTATGTAGCAATGTGCTGCAAAAATCTAAAAAATAAACTAACACAATATCATATTAGCGAACATCGACTAATTGACATTTGGAACTCTCCAGAAATGAACGCTGTGAGAGACGAAATGGCTCGTGGTGATGAAGTTTCTGGTTGTTTTAAATGCTATGAGCCTGAAAGAAATGGTGTAAGAAGTTTTAGACAAAAGACCCTTGGTATGATTAATAACAATGTTCCGTTTGAGGATCATAAGATTCATGCACTTGATTTGCGTTTAGGTAATATTTGTAACCTAGCATGTATTATGTGTTTTGCTGGCAACAGTAACCTGCTATATAAGCACCTTCCGGGTATGAGCGATCACTTTGGCTGGAAGGATGGTACATTAGAAAAAGAGCAACACAAATATCATGCTCGTAACTATAAATGGACTGAAGATGAAGGCGCCTGGAATAATATTATCAGCAGTGTTGATAGTTCATTACGTCATGTATATTTGGCCGGTGGCGAACCATTTTATCTGAGAAACTTTCCTGACACTGTAAGACGTCTTGGATCAGTTGCTCCGAGTGCTAAGATTGTTATCAATACTAACGGAACTAGATTATTACGTGATAAAGATTTGCAGGCACTTAGTGACATTAACATCAGGATTAGATTTAGTGTAGATGGATGGGGACTGGCAGATGAATTTACTCGTCAGGAAACAAACTTTGAAGAAAAGCTGGTAATCATGGATCAGTATCACAAACACTTTGGTGTTGGTGTATGGGACATTACTGCAAACGCATTTACTGTTAGACATGTCCCACAATTAGTAGAATATTTACACAATAGATACCCTAGCACAAAAATACAAATGCGCCCTGTGGTAAACAAGACAGAAGTATTAATGGAAAACTTGCCAGAACATATGAAGGCTGATAGTTTAAAATTCTTTGAGGAAAACAAAGCAGGTGTTGAAGGCATTGAGCACGTAATACATGAGATGCGAAAACCTCATAATGCTGATCCCGATAGGAAGAAAAAAGTAAAGCATTTTGTTGACTATTGGGAAAAAGTAGGCAGTGTCAAAATACAAGACTTTGATACTGAACTTTCCGATTGGCTCGGAGCAGATGCCTGATAGCTTTTGTGTAATACCCTGGATACATGCAGCCACTAAAACAAACGGTGACGCCAGGGTTTGTTGCTTAATGAGCAACCATGAAAGCGGCGGACTCACTGGACATAACTGGGCAGTTGATGATGCACAAACAATATTAAACAGTGATATTCATAAGAAAATAAGACTGCAACTACTTTCTGATGAACAACCAGGTGAGTGTAACACTTGCTGGGTTAAAGAACGAGCAGGCGGCGGATCCAGGCGCAAATTTAGCAATCGTGTATTCAGTCATTATACATTGGCAAACGCTCAAGAACAAACACATGCAGACGGAACAATAGACGCAACCCCTGAGTATTGGGATATACGTTTTGGAAATTTATGTAACTTAAAATGTGTAATGTGTGGACCACAAAGTAGTAGCATGTGGTATAAAGATTGGGCTAAGGTATATGATACTGATCATTTTACTGACAGCGGAAAAACAATCTACTTTGATGACAAGCAACAACTAGATCAAACTTACAATTGGTGGCAAAGCCCTGCATTTTGGGATGCACTACAAGAAAATCTACACAGCATAAAACACATTTATCTGGTTGGTGGCGAGCCTACTATTATTGAACAGCATTATGAATTTTTGCAAATGTTAGTAGATGCTGGAGTTAGTAAAAACATTACACTGGAATATGACACAAATCTCACAAATGTACATACTAGAGCTTTAGACTTGTGGACAAACTTTGAGAAGTTATTCCTACGTTTAAGTGTGGATGATTATGGCGAACAAAATGACTATATACGCTATCCAAGTAAATGGAGTATAATAGAACGTAATATATCTACATTGAGAAACAGTATACCTGATTTACGCTTGGAAGTAAGCCTTACTTGGCAAGTATTAAATGCATTTACATTTATAGAGTTGTTAAATTTCTTTAAACATGATGAGGTTAGCATTCGTATACTAAGCTCACCGGAGTTCTTGGACTGTGCTTGGTTACCAGCAACCGCAAAGCAAGATTTAATTACATTGTACGAACAGCATAATGTTCCTGATCACTTAATTAATTACCTAAAAGACACTATTAATGATTATGATGATCGTTCCCACAAGAAATTCTTATCCTTCTGCGATAAACTTGACAATATAAGAAACACTGACTGGCGGACAGTATTTGTAGATTTAACTAAATACATATAAGGAGATCTATTATGAAAATCGTAGAAATCACAGAAGGTGTTGGCAAAATTGTGCAGGGAGTTAATACCACAGTAGAAAAAAAACCTGGGCAAACTGAAAAGGAAGCCAAGAAGTTTTTTGGCGGAAATGGTAAACCCAAGCCTCTGGGCGTTAAAAGTAGTGTACACACACTGTATAATATGGGATTAGCAAATGACTAAAATTGATATTAAACATTACGTTAAAGTATATAAAGAACATGAAGCTCGCAGAGCTAGTACTAATGAAAGAAGCACATATTGGAAAAACTATATGAAGAGCTTACAAGGCACTAGAGCAGAAACTAGTTTTGATATGAATAGGTTTGGCAAATGAAAATAAATGAGATCACTGACACACTAAAACTACCATCTATTAATATAGGTGACGAAGTTCGTGTGGGGAAATTCAAGAACCGTAAAGCGGTTGTAAAAGGTTTTGACAAGGACGAACATAATCATCCTGTGCTGAAAACTACCAAAGGTGATCAAAAATTATTCAAGCCTCGCATTAGTAAGCTAATGAAAGTAGAAGAAGGTTACAAGCTACAATTAGAACGTGACACCGATATGATGGTGTTACACATTACTGATACTGACACTGGTAAGCGCACAGAAGTACGGGGCAAGCCGGGTTATGAAACTAACGGATATGATGCAAACGATAAACTACATCAGTTACTAGATAAGATTGGGCGTAGTGCTAGTGTAAGTGATATGATGAACGGCAATGTTGTAACTATCAATCCTAAGCATCCAACAGGTGCAAGTGCCAAAGCTGCAACAACACAGGCATTTAACGAAGCATTAGACAATCCTTATCCATTCAATCTTAAAGGTCCTAGTGACTCACAAGAGTTTGTAGCAACGGCGCAAACACCAAACGGTGTGCTAAGAATGGACTTTGAAACAATAGACTATGATAACTTTGGTATTG